TGGAGCCGAGGGCGAGAGTTGAACTCGCGACCTGCCGATTACGAAGAGGCCGCTCTGATTGGAAGGAATGGATTTATTGCGGGAGTGTAGCGGAGTTGCTCAAAGAGTGTGCGAGAATCAAGGCGAATAGCGGATAAGGAAGGCAGAAAACTGACGCAGGTCCGGGAGTCTCCGTGCTGGCGTCTCCCGGACCGTATATTTAAATATACAAATGTGAATTCAGAGCTTGCAGTGACCCGTGCCACACAGCGCGACGCCGCCAGCGACTCCGCCGACCACCAGCCACTTCGCGGCGCGCTTCGTCCGTAGCCACCAGCTCCCGCCCTTCAGCGCCGTCTGCAGATCCCCATTCTCTTTCTTCAGCGAATCCATCTGCGTCTTCGCCAGCTTGGCCTGCGCCGCGCGGTCCGCGGCGTCCGCCTGCAGCTTCGCGCGATCCAGCTTGCACTGCTCGCACTCCTGCAGGTACGCTTTCGCCTGTGGAAAGTCGATTTGCGGAACCTGAGCGACTGGTGACGGATGAGGATCGCTGGCGTTCGGCGCAGGTGTCACTACCTGAATCGGCGTACGAAGACCCACCAGTTGTGTTGCTAGTGTTGCGACTTGCTGGGGAGTTGTGGCGTCAGCGAATCGTGCTTCGAGTGACTTCAACTGATTCTGGTAGATAGAATCCCTATCCGCCATCTGTTTCGCCAACGCCGTGATCTGGCTTTCTGCCTGAGCCTGCACCGCCTCCGCCGCCTTCTTCTCCCCCGCAAGCTGCAGCCTAGCGTCGTGCTCGCTCAGCCAGGTCCGGAATCCCAACACCCCACCCGCGAGTCCAGCCACCAGCAATCCAAGCAATAGTTTGTGCTTCCAGTCCAACATCATTTCGGTTGCCTTCTCACCAACACTTCCCATCGTTTCGCCTTCACGTCCGTACAAACAAAATGCTGAAACCCGTCCGCTTCCGCCGGCACCGTCTCTTGGCAGTCCTGCCAATACTTCTGCTCCTGCGGAACCGTGTCCGGCGCCGGAACCCTCCGCACCGCGCACCCACACCCCAACCCCGCCAGCAGCAGCGCCGCCGCGAGAATCAATGGCCGCCTCACTTTTTCACTTTTTCGTCAAAGCCCTTCGGATGTATCCGCTCGAGCTCCGCACCATCCCCGCGAATATGCAAAAGCATTACGCTACCCGGCGGAAAATCCTTATCCAAGCTGTCGAGCTTGTCAGGGTCCGGCTCTTCCCCTGAGAAAACCTCTTCCGAGAAAATCATGTGATGCCCATGAAGCACCAACCCCATCGGCGCATCCGGATTCTTTTCGTTGTACCGCGCCGCGCTCTTCAGTTCCGGCGAATTGCGGTCCACAGCCGTGTTGAACGTCTCGCCGCCTCGCGGCTTTTCATCCGGATACTTGATGTATTTCTTGCGGATCGGAATCGTCTCCGATTCCTTTTTCCCCTCAACATCTGTCCCCGTGTTCCAGGTCTTCAGGTCCGGCGTCGACTCCACCGGAATATTCATCCGGTCCCCCAGCCAGCTAGCCGTGCCCCGCGCCCGCGGCAAGCTCGAGCTCCGCAGCTTCGCTACGCCCAGCCCCTTCAGCGTTTCCGCGATGCCCGGCCCCAACTCCTCCAGCTTCTCTGGATCCGGCGGATTCGCCAGCCACCCCCGCGAAATCCCTTTCTCATTGAGTGCGGTCGGTACGTGCCGCACGATCGGTATGGTCACTTCGCCGGATTGTTTGTCGTCCCTCACAGATATAGCTGCTTCCGCGCCAGCACCTGCGTCGGATAGCTCGGATTCCCGCCGCCGTTCCATGCCAGCAGCCCCTTCGCCACGTCGCCCTTAAACGCATCCAGCTTCTTCGCCAGCACCGTGCACCCGATCGACAGCCCTTGCTCCGGATCGCAAAGCGCGGACAGAAACAGATAATCCCCGCCACACTCCCGCGCTACCTGCCCCATCACCTGCATCAATCCCCAACTGAAGGCCCGCGCATACGCCTCGCTGGATGAAATTTTGTTAGCCGTGTACAGCGGAGCCACATACTTCGCCATAAACGCCGGCTCGTACCGCATCGCCCACGGATTCCAGTTGCTCTCCTGCTCGCACACCGCACACACAAGCGCCCCATCCAGCTTGAACCGCTGCGCCACCGTCTTCGCCAGCACGATAAGCCGCTGCTTGTATGATCCCGCATCAACTGGCATGGCGCTTCCCACGGCCGTTGAATTCCACAAACTGGATCATCGGCGTCTCGTCCAGCTCGACGTCCAACTTCCGCGCAATCTTTTCCATCGACACGTACAAATGCGGCAAGTGATTCACCGCAATGTCCCGCACAAACACCCGCGTCACATCGTCGCTGCGCTTCCGCCGGTACATCCATCCGGCAAAGAAAATCGATTGCACCAGCAACGCCGCCAGCACCGGTCCCCACATTTTGTTTTTTCCTTGACAAAAAAAAACGCCAGAGCAAAACTCTGGCGATGGTTCCTTACGCTTCCCCGTTTGTTCGTCTTCGCTTAAGCCTTCGCTACACGCTCCGCGAAATAACTCTGTTCATCGGACTAGCTTGGCTTCTCGTCGCTTTGACCGTGGGCGCGTTTAACTCTCCCGCCGTCACCGTTGCTCTGATTACTTCCCTTCTCTTTGCCGTCCCATTCGGATTCATCGGGTGGATTGTCTACCGACTTGCCCGATTTATGATCGGCCACTAGAACGGCGCATCCTCTTCCCCGGGCTCCCGCTCTGCCAGCTGTTCCTTCGCTCGTCGTGCGATGTATTCCCGCGCACTTTTCATTACCCGGTGCGGTCGTCCCTGTTCCGTCGCCTTTATTGCGTCCTCGAGGTCTTGCGGCGTGAACTCTGTATCGCTGATCCACGGCAGCATCGTGCGCATGCTCTTCACGCCACGCCAGATGCCGCCATGCGTCGCACCCTTTGTGTTTGCTCGACCGAATGCCGTCAACGGCTCGTCGGTCTGTCCAAATGAATCGAAATAATGCCCAGGTCGGTCCCCAGACCTCATCGCATCCAAGGTTTGCTGCACCAGCATTTTGGCGTCCAAGTATTCTTTTGACGCCCGCAGTAGCTTAGCTGGACTCGGCGCTGTACCTGTTTCCGTCACACTCTCAGGAGCCAAGTTGATCGTCTTCCCGGCCACCTTCGCCATGCGCCCAATGCCGCGACTCACCAACACGTCCGGTTTGTTCAATTGATGAGCAATTTCGCCGAGAGCGAAGCCAACACCCGGCAGAACAGTCGCGCCGGAAATTAGTCCGAGAATCCGCGGTAGCGACATAGGCTTTGCACGGTCGTTTACATTAATCCGTCTCTCTGTCGTCTTCTGCAGTTCCTTGATTGCACCGTAGGTTTTTCGCGCGTCGCGGATTCCCGCCTCGCCCTGTTGTTCCAGATGGTCCAGCACCTCTTCCCGCAGCTGCTCGCGCGCCGTCTCCCATGCGGCCGTATCTGGATTCCTCATCAAATCGCCCGCGCGCGCCGACGGATATTTCGCGAAATACGATTCGAGGTGCGCATTGATGTAGCCCAGCAACCCGCCGCGGCTCTTTGCGTCTGTCCCGATAATGTCACCCACCGTTCGCGGCCTGGCTAGTTTCTCCGCCAAGGCTCGCACCTGCTCCGCTTGCCCTTCATTGAATTCTTCCGTGAACGGACTAACGCTGTCGTGCACCGCCTGGCTAACTCGCTCCATCCGCTCCGGTGCCAACACCTCAGTAGCGTGTTTCTGCGCCACCGGATTCAACTGCTCTTTTGCAATCCGCTCCTTAATCTCCGGCAGCGCTTCATGCAAATCCTTGACGTTCTTTATCGGGTTTTCCTGGTGGTACCGAACAATCTCATCCTTCGCCTGATCCATTGCCGCATCGTAACCCGTTTGTTTCGCGTACGGCGCCAGCCCCTTCTTTACCAGTGATTCGCCCGGAACTCCGATCCCGTAACTCTCAACTGTCGCCTTGCCAGCATTACCCAATACCCGGCCCGCCGCTCGCACCAATCCTGCCGCTGGCTTCGTCACCGGACTTACGGCGCGTTCCACCATCTCCGGATTAGCCGCCGTTGCAGCTTGTCCGGCCACTGTAGCCGCATCGAAAGCGTTGCTGATCGGATCCTGCGCGCCGGTCGCCATGTTGTGCCCGACTTTCACCGCTGCCGGTCCCACGACTGGCAGCGCCGACGCCGCAGCGCGCACCAACCCCGCCGCTACCGGATGCTCGAGCTCGCCGCCTAACTTCTGCACCGGTCCGCCTGGCCGCGCCTGAAACGCTCCCGTCTCATTCGGTGCAGCTGTCTCTACACTTCTCCCGGTCTTCGCAATCGTCGTGCCCTCGCGCGATGTGTCATTCATCTGATTCACGATGTCTTTGACAAACCCAGGCGGCCCGACGCGCGCCGGATTCAATACCTGTCCGGCCATCCTAACCATACTCCCGAGCCACTTCGTTCCCGCATCCTTCTCCACATTTACGCCAGCCACACGCGCCGGCAGTGCCGCCGCTTCCGAAGCAAGCCGCGAAAACGTAGACGGCCGTGCCTTCTCGATCGCATTGTCCGCCGTCGTGGGCTTCGCGTTTTTTGACTCCATGTCTGCGATGATCTTGTTGCGCTCATCGAACGGCATGGCCTTGGGAAATTTCAGCGGCCCCAGCGTCGGATGCTGCACCTCATCAATCTGCGTGGCGTCGTATTGTGGCGTGTCTGCCATCTACTCGTACCGGCCAGTTTTCGGATTCCATGTTGGAGTCTTGCCGTCGTCACTTTTCGTCGTTGGAGGCGTGTACGCATTTCCCGCGCTCGCTCCCGCCGGCACTAACTTCATCGAATTTTCGCGGTAGCGGATGCTCTCCCGAATATCCTTCAGCGCACCCTTAAACGTTTGCTCGTTCCAGTCCCCGCTCAGGTTCTTCGCCGCCAACTTCAGGGACTCATCCGTCGAGCTGTTCCCTCCCTTGTACACCGTCCCGAGCTCTGAAGTTACATCCGCCATGCGCGCTTCCAGCCGGTGCGCCAGCTCGCCTGCCGCTCCCGGCAATTGCTTCGCCGTCGCTAGCGACGCTTTGTTGAACGTCTTCCACCCGCTCGTTGCTCCCACCCGCTGCCACTGGTTATAAATATCCTCCAACTGATCCAGCCCGTCCTTCGTGAAGCTCACCGCTTGCCGTAGCCGCGTTTGTTGCGCCCCGTTCAGCGTGCTCAAATACTTCTGCGTCGCCGTCCAGTCCTGCTCCGCCCTCGTCAAATTAAATCCCTGCCGCTTCAGTTCCGCAGCCAGCGCCGTGCGATCCCGATACCCGTACGTCTTCAGATCCGGCGGGTCGATTCCGCCGATAATCCCTTGCGCCAGGTCCTTTACGTCCGTCGCCCCAGCCGTTCCCGCTTCCGCACGAACCGCTCCGCGCTTCACCTCGTACGTCGTATTGTCCTGGCGCTGCATCACCTCGACGCGTTTTCCGTCTGCCCCTACGTATTCATCAATTTTTTTGTCGGTTTTGTCCGCCTGCCCTGCGGTTTTGTTTCGCTCCGCCAGCTCGCCTCGAGCCGCGTCACGATTCTGCGGCGTGTCCGGCCGATTCGTCGCTGCCAGATGGTCCGCTATAGCCTGCTCTGCTTCGGGAAGTCGCGGATCTGGTTTATTGTCTCGTTCGCGGATCTCGGATTCGACGTTGGCCGCACTCTCTTCTGTTTTGATGCCCTCGACGCGGGCGTTTGACCGCGCCAAAGCTCCTCTTTGCGCGGCTGCGAAATTCCCAGGCGTTCCCTGAATCCGCGACTCAATTCCCGGCGCCGCAACCTGCCCAGCGATATCCAACCATTTCTTCCAACCGTGCAATTGAGGCGCTGGTGTCGCCGCTATTGCCTGCCCCCGCGCTTCCTCATCTTGGATGCGCTTCGCAAACGACACCGGTTGCGCGCCCTTGTTCATCGGGTCCGCAGGATTCCCCGCGGGTGCAGGATTGCCGATCGACGCGGGCTGTGCCGGCTGCCCATTCCGCACAAAACTCAGCGCATTCCCCGTAGGCTGATTCGCCTGTATGTCCGGTGCTGCGGGCTCCGGCTTCGGTCCCATGAAACCCATCGGCTTGTTCGGCTGGCTCGGCTGCGCAAACGAAAGCGCGCTCGAGGCTGGCTTCGTTGGCGGTTGCGCACCACTCAGCGCAGCGATCACTTCCGGATGCACTCCGCGCCGCAGAAGATCCTGATCAATCCCGTCGATGTCGAGGTCTAGCGCCATCTTTTTACCAGCCGTAGTTTCCGGAACCGACTTGGCTGGCACCAGTGCCAATTCCACCAGCAATTCCGCCGCCGAGCCCTGATCCCAAGGCTGACCCGAATGCCGTACTGAATGCTCCGGTGAATCCGCCTTTTTTCATCTGCGCGGCATTGATGTACTGTCCCAGGTACTCCGGGGGAATTCCTATGCTCCGCGCCAGCAAATTCTGGTCGACGCCGTACAAACTGCTAATCCCCTGTAGCCCCGCGCGCTGATCGCTGCGCGCCGCATCTGCAAACTTCAGTTGATTCTCCGCCGCCTGCGTCGACATCGTCGTCGCCTTATCCCGAGCCAGTTGATCCTGCCCCTCTATCACTCCCGCAGAATTCCCCGTACGCGCCGCCCGCCTCCCCAGCGCATCCGCGGCACTCCCAAACGCCGCGCCTGTCGCCCCTTGGCTCGCGGACACCACCCCCGCCTTCGTAGCCGCGTCATACCCCGGATTCTGAATCATGTTTTCGTAACCCGGAATCAGCAACCCTGTCTGTATCGCATTATTCTGCGCAGTCAGCTGATTGTTGGCCGCCGTCGAATTCACGAATCCTGTGTTGGCGTTATTCTCCGCCGTCTTCTGTGCGCCGCGCGCCATGATATTGTCCTTGAGTGGATGCTTACGCTCTTGCTCTATTTTGCTTGCCGCTCGTGGTGTGGCTCGCCTTTATGATTCCGACAAGAAATCGCGGTGGCCATAAGTCTTAGTTCGCCGTGTCTTCCGTTTTCCGCCAAAACGTTCGCCCCGGCTCTTCCGTCCAGCCCAGCTTCCGCAGCCGCCGGCAAAATCCCTCCGGGATCTCCGGAGGCAAAAACGCGTGTACATCCTCCACGCCGCTCTTCACCAATTCCCGCCGCATCACTTCGTGCAGCATCTTGAAGCGTTCCCAACGCTGATTCGGCGTCCCATCCTCATGGTCCACCAACACATAAACTTCCGAAGTCAGCCGCGCATGCGCGCTCATCACCGTGCGATACGCCCCGTTCTCCACCACCAGATTCGATACAAACATCGGGTTCGCAAAGTCCGGCAGCGAATAATAGTCAGACAGCGGCGCGTGCATCCGCTTCACCGCCGCAAAATCGGCCTCCGTATAAGTCCGGATCCTCATCGCGCTACCTGGTTTGCCGGCTCCTCGTCTCGCCACCACCGCCAAAGCCGCCACCGCCCCCGGCCGCCCCGCTTCCCGCGCCAGCTGGAGGCGGCACTGCAGCTCCTCCGCCCACCACCGCCGTAGGACTCTTCCCGCCAAAATTCACTTTCTTGCTTAGCAGTGAATTGCGAAACCCGCTGTACGCCCGCCAATACAGCGTCAGGTTCCCCAGCTGTAGAGACTTCCCGCGAGAAGGCCCAATGTCTTCCACCGTGGGATTCGGAAACGCCGGGTTCGTGTCGTACTCCAAAAAATAGTGCAGGCCCAGATTTGGTTGCGCCTGCCCGGCCGGGTCCGTGATGGCAATCGTGAATTGCCCGTTCATCGCCACAACGTTCAGCGCCGCTATATTCGGCGGCGCCGCCAGTTGATTCGCGCTGCTCCCGGTCTGTGAAGCGATCCCGTTCACTTCGTCCACAATTTGCGTGAGCGTCTCGTACAGGTACGGATCCCTGTCCTTGATCACCGCAAGCTGTGGCGGATTCAGCATTTCGCCTTACGAAGACAGCATCTTCCGCCAGCTAATTTCCAGAAACACGTTGTCTGTGGTCACATCCGTTCCATACGCGCCAGCCGAATATTCCGCAACGGACCCCGCCGTGTTCTTGAAAACCTTGATCTTGTAATTGTTCAGTGCCGGCACAGCAGCCTGAATCAGCTCGTAGAACCCTCCCGCAGCGCTCAAGCTCGGCACCGCCGCCGTGCCCTGCTCGGTGATCACCACCGTCAATGGCAGTGCCCCGCTCGGAATCAGGCTGGCGATCGCCGATAAGTCCAGGGTGTCGCCGCCGGTGACGTAGTTTGATGTGAACGTCAGCTTGTGCTTGCTAACAATGATGTTGCTTCCGCTGCCGTCCAAGTCCCGTTGCGTCCACGGATTTCCGTCCAGCCCCACGATTGCAAGTGACATGGTTCCTCTTTTCTATATTTCAAGCTTGTAATGCGAAAATCTTCAAAACGGACTAAACCCGCTCCGCGAGCTAAACGGCCGCCTTCGCGTCGGGCGCCGCTGATTCTGCCGCGTGGCATCCAAAATCAAATCCTCGATCGCGTCCACCGCCGCCGTGTCCCACTTCTCCGCAAACGGACTCCCTCGCGACGCCCCGATAATCGCCGCGGTCGTAAACGCCACCGCTTCCTGGCAGTCCCTTAACAACAGCACCGAGCTCCCATCCGTCAGGTTCACAAATCCCGCTTTGTACCGCAGCCGGATCTGTGTATCCTGCGTTGCGCCCAGAAAATAAATCCCGTCCCCGCGAAACTCGAATATGTCCAGCGTCTGCTCTTGATTCCGCGACGGCAGCCCGCCCTTGTTCGTCAAGTCGTCCATCTCCATGAACTCTTGGCTCGACCCGTTCGGCCGCTCCCAAATCTTCAGCACTTCCAGCAAGTCCACCGGCAGTTGATTCGGAGGCGCCGTCGAATCCGTGATGCTCACCTGTAGCGATGGGTCCGCCTGCGCAATCGCCGGCACCACCAGCAGCACATCGTCGCGAATCAACGTCGGCTTGCCGACGTTGCTCACCGCGCGCCGCACTTTCCGATACCCCGAATTCGTGTAGCGCATCAGCACCGCGTCGGTCCATACCGCGCCCAGTCCCACCGCGCTCGAGGTTCCCGCCGCAGCCGCTTCATTCGCGCCCGCTTGCGCATACGTGTATTGCGTCGGCCCAATCACGCTGGCCACCGGGAAAACCCCATTGAAGCTGTTCGCCCCCACCGGTACGCCCGCAACCGTCGCTTGGTCCGGATTCACTCCCGCCAGCAACCCGTGCGGACCGATCGTGGTCACCGTCACCACGCCGCCCGCGCGTGAAATCGACGCGACAAACACCGGAGCATTCGCGCCAATGTTCGCGTCATTCATCAGCCCGCGAATCAGCTCATTCACCTCGCGAGCCTGCGGATACGCTGTGGACCCGACAACCGGCATCTATTTCCCGTCCGTCGCAGGGCTCGCTTGCCCTATGCCCTGCGAAAATCGATTCACCGCGTAATGCACCGTCGCAAACACGCCCAACCCGCCCATCGTCGCAATATCCGGAATCGCTCCATGGTTGTGCACCGAGTAATTCGCCACCACGCCCACCGCGCAAAGGCTGTGCAGCATCGTCAGGACGCGGCTCGCGCTCGGCGACCCGTTGTCGCTAAACACCGATTTCCAGAAGTTCATAGCAGGAATTCCTATTTCGCTGTGACGGTCCAATTGGTTCCGTCGCAGTAGCCCATAACGTGATTCGCGCCGCCTCCCGTAATGGTTGCACCCCAAGTGCTTGTCGTAGAGTCGGTAATGCTGGCCTGCGAACCCTCAAGGCCAGCGCCGCAAGCTGTGTATGTGGAGAAGGCATTGGCGGGGAGTTGCAGCATGCCAGTATTCTTAACGTAGACGGCACTTCCGACCGAGGATTGGAGTTGTAAATTCCCGTTTTGGTCAGCGAGAATTGATGCTTCGTGCAATACATTCCCTCCGTCATAGCCACGAAACGCAATGCGGTTGGAACTTGTGCCTGCCGTGGAATTCAAACCATCCATAACCATCGCGGCGTTGCTGAATGTTCCGCGCGTAAAGAACACGCCGAAAGGCCACTGTGCTACACCGATGTGGTTTATTTCGTAGGCGGTTGCGGTGCCTGGGACCGTTCCCGTCCAACCCGCTACGCAGGTAGTGCAAATCTCAGAGAGGAAAGACCGTACGTAAGAAGGCGTTCCCACGATATTTACATCGGCCTCCAAGCAAGTGAGATTGCCATTCGTAATCCCATTTGCATCTTGTACGAGGCAGTTCCCGCCCCATCCAGCGCCGCCGTTCCCTAGCACCCTGGCTGACATATACACGCCCGCCACATTATTAACGGTTCGTCCAGATGAGTTGGCAAAGGTGTTCGCGTAGAATGCCCCGCCGTTCCCCTGATGCACGCTCGATGAAACCGGCAACGAAAGGCATCCGGTAAAACCATCCGAACTGAAGTTCGCAGTCGTTTGTGCCGCTTGAAACTCCGCCAATGGAGAGCAATTATTTATGAGAGAAGTCGCGTACAAATTCATCTGCGTGTTGGTGAACACGCCCGGGTTGACCACGCTCTGCGGTGCCGTGAACGTGTTCGCCGCATTCAACTGCGCGCCAAGCCCCGTACATCCCGTCCCGCCCGGCACGCACCCTATCCCCACCGTCTGCGTTACCGCGGTCACTCCCGCGCCTGAGTACGACACCTGATATTTTCCCGGCGCCGCCCAGAACGTCACATTCCCTAAACCGTCCGACGGGAACGGATTCGCTACGTGCGTCCCCAATCCTCCATCCGTGAAGCAGCAATTCGCGTCTACTTCTGGCGTTGTACACACATTCGCCACCACCGGAGAGCTGGGCGCGCATACCGTCACCGTCACCCCACCCTTCGGCAACCCCATCGGCCCAAACGTAATGCTCTGGTACTCTCCGCCCTGCGCAAACCCTCTTACAGGGAAGAACAGGCACACCACCGCCATGATGGCCAGATACGGCCACGCGCTGAATATTTTTCGCATTTTGCTTTACTGTAAGAGCCTTTGGTTTTAGTTCTGTCCTCGCACCGGCGCGTGCGGATCGCCCGCCAGGCTCGGCGTCAACTTCTGCAATCGAAACCATGCACTCGGCACGGTCACATCCGCCGCGCACTTGAACGCCACCCGCTCCGCGTGCACGTCGATCGTCATTTCCAAATCTTTGCTCGCTGGGCTGCTCAGCCGCAAATCCGGCAACCGCTGCGGGAAGTTCTCATTGTTCGCAAACGCGGTCACCTGCAGCAGCCCCGCGCCTTCCACATACATCGTCAAATACGTGAACACCTTGCGGTGCTCATGCATCTGCAACATCTGATTCGTTTCCCGCTGCGGATAAAAGCTCGTCAGGTAGTAACTGGCAATCGTTTTCCCGTCATCGTTTCTCGCCGTCTGATCCAGAAAATATATCTTTCCCGTCGGGTTTCCGCCTGGCGCCTGATTCCCGTACGCTCCCGCCCCCAGAAATAGCGGCTGCGTCCCGTCCGGCCGCTGCACAATCGCCCCATGATTCGCGCTGATCGTCCACGGACTCCATTTCCGGCTTTTGTCCCGAACAATCTTCATCCCGCGGTAGCTGATCGTGATCGGCGGCGCACCCGCAATCCCGTCCGCCGTCGCCGGGTCAATGTCCCGGTAATCCATCTGCAAAATAAAATTTGGCGATGTCGCCGCCCCAAACGGCGCACCCACGTAAATCCGCTTCTCCTGCTGGTCGACCGTAACCCACACCGTATGCCCGTACTGCCAGTTGATCTGATCCCACGCCAGCGTCATCGGCGTTACGCCGTCTGCCTTCGTCGCCGAACTGTGCCCTACTTCCTGCGAAATCTTCATCGGCTCCCCGCCGGCAAAGATGTGCAGCCCGGAATTGTGCGCAATCACTACCCAGTCCGGTCCGATTCCCACCCCGCGCACGCTCGGCGTCCCAATCCGCTGCGAAACTTCCGTAATGTCCCAGGTGTCCGGCTCCTGCCCGTTATCCGAAGTCGCATGCAAGCTGTGCTCTTTCACGAAATACAATCGCGTGCGCAACTTAAACGCCGCGCGCACCGCTTGCCCATTGTTCTCCGCAACGTTCAGAAATCCCTGCACCCCGTCGTACGCTTCCGGCTCTTCCGCCCTCGAGGCGCGCACCAAGCTCGCATTCACCGGCGTCAGCGTCGGAAATATCTCTATCGAATCCGCGTAGAACGTTCCGCCATTCGTCGGCGTCCCATCCGCATAAATCCGCAGCACGAAATCCGCCGGCACGCTGGCCAGCGCCGCCGTCAGCACCCCCGTAAACTCCACATAATTCAGCCCCGCCTGCGCGGCCGTTACCGCCAGGCCCGCCGTGTTCACCCCGGTACCAAATAGGTGAATGTGCCAGGTCCCCGCAGCCAGCGCGTTATTCCGCGCCACCCTCACCCGCACCGAATACCCCACGTTCGGCGCGATCCGCGGCACCCCAAACGTGTCCGCAACCGCCGGCAGCGTAATCCGCCCGCGCACCGCCGTCGCACCATCGCCGGTAATCTGGTACGCATCGCCCCAAACCACCGGGCCACCCGCAGCTACCGCCGACCCGCCTCCAGGTCCCGCCGCTCCCGGATCCACCGTCCAGCCCAGCGGCACATTCCCGCCAAACCCGCCGTCAAATCCCAAGTTCTGCCAGTTCTTCAGCGTGTTTCGCTCGCCCCACCAAAACAGCCGCTCGCTGTAATCGATCACTCCCTGCACTTCCGGAAGCTCAATCTGGCTAAACAAATCGTCCGCGCTCGTAGCCGCAAACAAAATCGTGTCCGTAAAATCCACGGTCACGCTAACGCTCACGTTATCGTTTACCACCGTGCTGCCGCTAAACAGCGTCGACGCCCCCGCCGGAATGTAGAAATAGCTCGCTCCGCCCGCCCCCGTGAAAATCAGCACTCGCCCGGCCACATTCGCCGGACCAATCGCCAACCCGCTCACCACCGCGCGGCGTCCGCCCGCCGCAATCCAGCTCGCCGTCGGCCCCGGCGCCGTAATCGCTCCGCTACGCAAAAGAAAAGCCTGCGCAACGCCATGCAGCCCAGCAACAATGCTCCCTGCAGCAGAAGCCGTCCCCGCACCGCTAGCCGCAAGGCCGCCCGCACCCGCACGGTAAGTGAAGTGCGTTGCATCCGGCACCTTAACGATGCTGAATGTTCCGTTGTACCCGGCCACACCAACATTCGCGATGGTCACCAGCTGCGTCGCCGATAATCCGTGCGCCGCGCTGGTTAGAATTGTTACCGTCGCGCTCGCCGACGTCCCAAACACCGTCCCTGGCCCCAGCCCAGACGTCCCCGCAATAAACGTAAAATTATTCGCATCGATCACCGTCGCCACGGTCTGATTACCGTTGTACCCCGCCGGCGTCACCCCAGCGATCGTGGTCACATCCCCTACGCTCAGCCCATGCCCCGCAGCCGTAATCGTGGCCACAAACCCATTCGCGCTAGCCGCGGTAATCGCCACCGCCGCCGGTTGTGTCGCCCCGGTCGGACTCGCCGCAATCGCTACGCTGGTGTTTTCGTCCGCAACCGTTGGCGCCGCGCCCGGGCCTCCCTGCGTCACCCGATCCAGAAACGTGTCGTCAAAGTGGCGCGGCATGTCCGCGCCCAGCTTCCCATCCCCAAACGCCAGATATTCCTGTCCGAATATCGTGGTCGAGCTCGCCCAGGGACTTTGCGGACCTACCAGCGCCTGCACCAGCGCCAGCGTCCCCGCTGGATTCTCTTTCCACAAATTTCCCAGGCTGTCGTACGCCAAGAGCCGCAGGGTCTCATTCAGCGTGATGTACGTCTTGAGGTAATTGACCGTCGGATTCCCGGCCAGCGCCGCAAACACGCTAGTCAGGCCTCCGCGCGTCTCCGCCGCACTCTTCGGAAACCACACATCCTGACAATCTGGACTGACCCCAGGCGGCAACTCGCTCGGCGCCATGTCGCACTGCAGTCCCCCAATAATCTCAATCGGGGCATCGAGTGATCCGGCTATGCTCATGTAGAATTAGCGTGTCGTGACGTACCGCAGCCGGTCAGCGATGAAGCGCGCCTTTCGCGACGGTCGCGGTGTCTACGAAGATGGTCAGTCCAGTTTTTCTGTTAACGCGCAAGAGTGCCGTGCGAGAGGGCGCCGTCCTATTTCTCAGGCCGTACCTATCGTTCGTTCCGTCTGTCGCTGCTCAGAACGGGTTGCACGCCGTGCCCTAGTCCTCACGCACGACGGCGAGTGGCATCACGCTTCCAAGTATGGAAATAGGGTTCCGTATTACGACCCGCAGAAGGCTATTGACGCGATTTTGCAGCTTTCCCTGTTTGTTCCGTGCTGCCGGATTCATGCGCTTCTTGCCGCTCCGGCAGTAGGTGATACTTCCGCGCCTTCGCTTCGTCCAGAATCGCCCCGCACGTCGGGCACTTGATCGTGCCTTCCGCGATCGGCTTCACGCACACCGGGCACTTCGTCTGCGATGGCGCTTCCACCATGTAGGGCATATCCTCCAGGCCCAAATACTTCGCCGCAAACCGCGCAAAGTCCGGAATCCAAGCCCCATTTTTGTACCGGCTGTACTCTTCCTTCGCGATCTGGCAAAAATGCGTGCAGTATTTCCTCAGCTTTTCCTTCTGCTCCGCAAGCTGCGCTGCCGTCGGCTTCTTCCCGTACTCCACCACGAACACGCCCACAAAGCTGTCCGTGCCTACGTTCTCGTTCAACTGCCGCACCATATCGTGCGCAATGTGCAGCGCGCCGATCGGCTCTTCCGTAGTGTTCTTGTCCCCATGATCATTCCGCTGGATCCGCGCGGTTATCAGCTCCAGGTGATACTCCTCACCCGGCTTGCACCCGTCCACCTTGAACCGCCCAAACGCATAATCCATGTACGGCCACGCCAGCTCCGTGATGTTGCAAATGTACGCGCGATGCGCAAACGGGATCTGCGGACTCCCGTCCGGCAGCTTCAACCCCGCCGCCAATTCCACCGCGCTCAGCGGCGTCGCATCTGCTTTCTGCTCAACTGTCTGCATGCTCTTCTCCTTTTTCAGACCACCGTCACAAATGGATTCTTGCTGAATGCCGGCACCGCATCGTCCAGCACGTCGTACGCCCAGGCGTCGTAATCGCTGTCCGCTTTCTCTTCCCGCTTACCTAGCGCGCCTTTGCGCTTGCTGCGCGTGAAATTCCGCGAATACTCGATCGCGCGCGCAATCCGTTCCGCCACAGTCGTCGTCAGCTGCACAAACTCGCCCTTTGGCCCCTCGAGCGTGAACGCGTGCTCATACTCCCCGCGCGCCGGATACGGTCCCAGCGCCGGAATGCTTTCCCCGTTCGCCCGTTCCATCGTCTGCGCCCACCACATCCGCGGCGAACCGTACGTCTCCGGAGGCAGCCACTTCTCAATGTGCCAGCGATTCACCGCCGTCGGATATTTCGGCTCTTGCCGCAGCTCCACCACTTCCCGCAGCAATATCCCGTGCTCGTCCCGCTCCTCAAACTTGCCGCCAATCCACCCCAATCGATTCCAGCCCCAAATCGCCCGATAGTTAGCCTCGCCGAACCGGTTCACCCCGCCCGCCAGCAACAGCGTCCGCGCCACACTCTCCGGCGTCTCATGCGTCTCCCGCAGCACGCGAACCCGTGGTACAGCCACTCTTGGCTGTACGCCTTTTCCTGTCCTCACTGGCCAGGCTCCTTGCCGTATTCCTTCACAAACCCATCTACCCAATCGCCCAGAAAAATCGCCTGCGCATCCGCAACGCTGATCTTTCCCTGTTTGATTTCCTTGCATACCCGCGTCTCCAGCCGGTCCTTCCAGTGAAACTCCGGAGCCCGCTGCGGCCACAGATTGCGCTCATCGTCCGCCCCACCTGCGCACCGCGGCACCCGATGATCAATCTCCCATCCCTTGCCAGGGCATTTCCCCGGCACTCCGTACGCCACGCACGCGGCCACCTTCATCTTCTGCGTTACGTGCCGTGCGTCTTTCCCCCACGCAACCGAAACGATGGCTTTCCGCTCCGTGGTCGCGATCACACCCGGCGTCACCTTGTCGTCCGGCAAATCAATGCCGCCATGACGGCCGTATTGCGCTTGCGCCGATGCTTGCGCGCTCACGCATAGCAAAACCGCAATAAAAAGCAGTATTTTCATGCGAAAGAAAAAGGGACGGGCGCCCCCGCGCGAACACCCGTCCCCACCAAGCCCGCTGTGTCATGCCGGGAGGAGAGGCCCGGCCAGCAGGCAGATCGTTGTAATCCAGCCTTTAATAACCGGACGGACGCGCAAGCGTGTTGATGTAAGCCCCGCTACGCGGGCTGTCGTCCCAGGTCTGAAACGCAGTGTGGAAATAAAACACGTACGCGGCAGCCAAGCCCCCGCTCGCCCCGTAAATCGGAAACACCGTGTTTCCATTCACTTCGTACATATCGATGTCCACCATCACCGCGCGGCCCCAATGGTTCAGCGCCAGAAAATCGATGCGCGTCTGATCCGCGTTGATGCTGCTCTTGATCGGAATGCCGCTAATCGTTTTCTTCCCGGTGAACAGCAAATCCAAATCATCCGCCCCGCCTCCGGAGCCTCCCTCTTTAATGATCTGGCTGATCCCGATGCCCAGGTTCTCCCAAGCGTGCTCTTGCTCCAGCGCCATGTACGCAATCAGCTTCTCCAGCGCATTGATGCCCAAGCTCTTGCGCACCTTGTTGATCGCCAGGCGCGCAAAGCTCGGCACCAACGCCGAATTGGCCGCGCTCACCGCCGGCGTCTGCAGCTGCACCGGATACGTCGCGCGGTTGAGGTTCAGCCAGCTTCCCGTGGTCGCATTGTTCTGGTGATACTTGATTCCAAACAAGCTCACCGGCTGCGCACCCGCAAGTCCGTCATGCACAATCACGTCCGTGGCCACCGTGCCCGCAGGCGCGGCGTCCACCGTAATCGTTTGCGCATTGATCGGATCGGCCGCCACCACGTTCGCCGTACCGCGATTCGTGGTCAGCGTGGTGTCGTACACCTGAATCGTTTGCCCCACATACACCAGCGCAGCACCGCTAGGCACGGCCATGGTGAACACGTTCCCAGCCACGCTGTTGATCGTCCCCAGCACGCCGTTCCCGGCCGTCTGCATCAGCTTGTCCAGGAACGCGCGAAATTGCTTCATCCCGTTGCCCACTTCGCGCTTCGCGGCGTTCTCAATAGCCTTGTCCCGCCCGGTAGTCGCGTATTCCACCAGCTTCGTTATCTCGATCGCGAACCGGAAGAAGATCGGCGTTACCTGCGCCACGTCGTACGCCGTTCCGCTCCCGCGCCCTAGGTCTCCGCCATCCGCGTTATACGATCCGGCCTTGCCCCCAGGATTGATTTGCAGCGGCAAACGCATGTTGCGGCTGCTCACCTTCTCCACATCTCCCCTCTGCTGGATCATGGTCAATAAAATGTCGTCACGCTCGTACAAGAGAGGCACCTTGTCCCTCACCTTTTCGAGCTGCAACGCAATTACGTTCGCATTCTGCTGTGCTGGCATGTTTTTTCCTTTTCACCCCGACACGTCGGGGCATTCCCGGTGAACCGGGGTGAATTTTTGCTGCTCTGAAATTCGTCTCTACAAATGAAAAGGCCCGGCTGTTACACCGGGCCCTTCCGTGCGGCGGCTCGTGGACAGAGAACTTTTACATATCCAGAATCTGCTCGTCCGTCATTCCCGCTACGTCCTTCTTCGTCAGCGGCTTGCTCCGCTGGCTCCCCGCGCTTCCCGCCGTGCTCACTTCAATCCGCTGCGTGCTCTTCTCTTCCCGCTCCGCCCGGTTATTGGCCGCCGCCACCGTCGCTTCCGTAAACGGATTCAAGATGTCCCGCGCCACGTACGGCAGCAGCTGCTTCGCCCTTCCGAAATACAGGTTATGCACCTGCGTGCGCGTCTGCTCCCCGCTCGTCTTCCACGCGTTGTTTTCGATTACCTTGGCCACGTTCTTGCCCAAGTCCAGGTCCGCGTTCAGCTGCTTCTCAATCTCCGCAAATATCTCGTTGCTGATCCGGCTCATCAGCCATTCGCGCGGCTTGGTCGCAATGTTTTTCGGGATGGCGTCTGCGTCCTCGATCGCCTTCCTAATCTCTTCCTTCGCCGCCTTCTGGAAATTCGTGTCCAGCCCTTCCTTCCAGGTCTTGAATCCGTTCATCAGTTCCGTGCGCTCGCGGTCTTTGTACGCCTTGTTCTCATCCAGCGCGCGCTGCAATTCCGGCGTCAGCTTTTGCTCCGGCTGCTTTCCCGGCGCCGTGGACGTCGCAAATCCCGCCTTCGTTCGCCACTCCCCCAGCTTCCCAATGGCCTCCGCAAACCCCTTCTCATCTTCTTTGCCCAACGCATCGAAAAGCTGCGTCAGCATCGCCGGCATACCGTCCGCCGTCAGCGCCTCTGTAGCCACTTCCATACCAATTTTGTTATACGCCTCCGGATTGCTCGCCTTGAGCGTCTCCAGCCAGGGCTTCGCAGCCGACGCAAACGCTTGCGGGTTCTCCGCGGCGATCGCCTGCAGCACCGCTCCCTGCCGTGCCGGATCCCCGCTCGCAAACTCCGCTTGCTCCATCCGCGCATCCACCCCGGCCTGCACCTTCGTCTTCAACTCCTCCACACCACCAGGCGCCATGGACTTGAATTCGCGCGCCTCTTCCACGCTAGGGAAAAACTCCCGCCATTTCGCCGCTTCCGCCAACTGCCCCTGCATCTGCTTAACCAGCCCGCCCAACTCTGGATGCGCCAGCCCCACCTCCAACTGCTTAGCATCAATCGCCCAAGGATCCACCACCGCAGCAGCGGCCGCCGCAGGCGCAGCTTCCCCTGGCTTAGCTCCATCCGCAACAACCTTCGTCGCATCGGCCGTAGACGCAGCCCCGTCCGTCTTTTCCTGTACAGGAGCCGTTTCCGCCGCATTCACCGGCGCTTGCGGGTCGTAATCCAGAATCGTATTCGCGGCAACGTCGAAATTCGGCGCGGCATTCACCGCTTCCTGCGTCCCCGCCGCCGGCGCGGCCGGCGCTACATTCGTCACTGCCGGTGCTGTTGTGCTCATGCTGCTTTCTCCTTCGGTTTCGCGTTCACTTTCGCGTTTAGCTCGTCTTTCTTGTCTTTCCGGTCCTGCTCATCCTTCGCGATCAGCTCCAGCGGGTTCAGCTGAATCCCCGCCTGCCCGGCCATCTGCACTTTCCCGCCCGGCGTCAAATCCTTGAAGTTGATGCTCTCGCTAGGTGGCTTTTCCTGCCCGGGCTTTTGCATGGCCGCTTGCTGCGCCATCGCGTATGCCTTCACGTTCGCGTACCCTGCCGGATTGCTCATCTTCGCTTTCTGCCCACTCGCCGAATTCGCCCAGCGCACACACTCCGCAAATTCCAAGTCGTGCCGGTCTAGCTCATCCACCGCAACGCTCGGCAACACTTGCGGCTGCCCCGGCGCTCCCGTCTGCATATCGGGCTGGCCCTGAATCACAAGCGGTTGCTGCGTCAGCAGCAAACTAATTGTGCGCAGCGCCTTGTCCCTCGAGTCCTTCCCCGGAATCACCAAATCCTTCATTCCAAGGTCGCGCGAAATCGTCTCCTGATTCGCGGGCTCCTGTATCAGCTCCGCAAACATAGGATTCTCATTCGCCCCCGCCAACATCTGCGTCAGCACCGCGCGTTGCTGGCTCTTTAGCCGCGGAAAAGTCTCATCCGCTTCCGGACGCGCCTGCAAATTCCCCTTCAAATCCGCCATGCGGATAACCTTGGCCTCGTACTCGCTGTCCTCCCCAAGGATCGGCATCTCCACATCTTCCGGCCGGTTTTTCCGGAAACAATCCACCGCCAGCAGCATCACATCTGCCCAGAAATACTTGATCCCCCGCCAAATCAACCCCAGCCGACCCATGGCTTGGTCCCGCGCCATCGAATACCCGCTCGCCGTCTTCTGATCCGGCATCTCCCCGCCCCATATCGCCGGAAATAGCCCCGTCAAAAACTGCGCCACCGGGCCCATCAAGTCCTGTAGCAAGAGCATCGTGTCCGGAGACAAATTCGTCGGCGCCGGCTGGAAGAATCCGGCCGCCAACGGCTGCCCGTTCCGCGCTCGAGCCGGATAGTGCGCGCCAGGCTCCGCTGTCTGATCCGCCAGGGCATCGAAGTCCAATACTTGCGGGTCGGCATAAATCGGTGGAATCCCGAATTCCTCGCGCTCTTGCACGATGTTGCTCAGAATGTTGTAGCGTTCCTGCACGCTGATCAGCGAAGTCCCCACCGCCGGCCGATTCTGCCCATCGCCCTCCAGCGCCTGCAAAATCCGCCAGTGGTCCGCTTTGTTCTCGTTCCGAGCTTCGCAGAACGTATCCCCTGCAAACGCGCAGTACGCCCCATCCGGAAACAGTTTCAGCAGTTGCGGCCGAATCTCCTTCGGCACTCGCTCGCTGAAAAACGTCCACGGCTCAAACCAGTTGCGATCGAACGTAATCTGCGAATACAAAGCATCCCCAGGATGCGTGGTAGGCAAGCCCTGCTTCACGCTCACCCGGCTCGCTCGCGCGTACACGTCGTCCGCATCGTTCGGGTTTCCCGGCTTAATCTTGTCCGCGGCATCCGGATATGCCGCGCGCAGCTTCCCTTCATGCACCTCGACCGTCAGGCGCAAATACGACATCTCCTCCACGGAGTCCGCGTACACCGGCCGGTCGACCTCGAGCTCCCCAAATATCGAGATCACTTCCTGCCCGTTGGGCACCTTGCGCACCGACGTAATCTGCGGCACCTGCACCATTGGCGCTTCGCGGAAATCCTTTTGCCCCAGCGTCCACCCGCATTGCGGGCACGCCGACCCCGCGAACAAATTCCCCGGCGGCGTTTCCGCCCCGCAGCTCGGGCAAACAAAAGCGTCCTGCCCCATCTTCTTTTCCCCGATGCTCATCTGCGGCACATCGTGGAACCCGAACCGCTGCCCATCCGCCACATAGCGCACGTACGCGCATACGCTGCCATCCGTCCACAGAAAATACCCAATCTTCGCCAGCAACCTTTCCACCCGGTTGTTTTGCGCGATCAGCTCTTCAATGTCGCTAGCCGCCTTCGCCGTCGCAATATCCTCCTCAGACTGCGCGCTCTGCGGATACCACTCAATGCTTGGCACATCCTGGCTAACCACCGCAATGAAGCTCAGCCCAAATCCCTGATAGAAGTTCGTCACGAACTGGTAGCGGCCGCCTTCCACCGCATCCTTGTCGTCGTTGAACGAAAGACCCGCCCCGCTTAACCCGGACCCGAACGGCATCCGCCAATCCATGTTGTCGGCGTCCCAGCCCAGCGAATAATGCAGCCCTTGCCAGAACAGCCGCGCCTGCTTCGCTTTCCTAATTTGGTGACGTCGCGCCACAATCCCTTCGTTGCGAAACGCCACCATCAAATCCTTCAGCGCTTTCACCACATCCGGATACACATCCTCCAGATTGGTCATGTTCGGCTTGAGCTGCGGATCCTGCTGCTGTTCCTTCTCCGGGTCGCCGTACTCCTTCGGCGCCGTCCGGCCAGGCTCCGCCTGCGCCCCTTCGCTCATCGCGTTGCGCGCCTCTTCCGTAAATGTCAGTGATGTCGCCAAGTTTCTGTCCTAAAATGCAAAATGAGCCGGGGTGCGGGCTGTACTTGCAGCCCGCCAAATAAATTGACACTCACGACTCGCCACGCTTGGGCTGGCCAGGCCCTGGTAAGCTGGGCCAGCCCCGGCGTTCCTTCTACTTCGCGGCTTTTTACTGCTGCACTTCGGACGGAAGTTCTTTGTGCTCGGCCGGCTTTGCCGCGGCAATCGCCGCCACAACCTTGTCCCCTACCGCGCTAGCGATTCCGTCGATAACCCTGTCGTCGTGCATCTTCCGCTCGGCGTCGGCGGCAGCGTCGGCAGCTTTTTGGTCCTGTGCAGCCTTCTCGGCCGCCTCTCGCGCTAAACGGCGCTTCGTCTCCATCTCGCTCTTCAGCATGATCGTCCCGGTCTCCCCATCCTTCTCCAGTTGCGGCACCGGAATCGCAAACTCCACCTTGAGCGCACCGTCGACCACCGATAGCGTCACCGGCACAATCCGACCCGCGCGTTCCCGCACAATCGCTTCAAAGATGTCATGCTCCGTCGGCGTGTGCGGCTGCACCACGTCCGAAAATTGCAATTCCGTTATCCGCTCCTGATGTGGATCAAAGTGAAATTTCGCGTTGCCAATCATTTTTATTCCCCTCTCTTTCAATCCGAATCTCGCAAACCCTTCCTCGCGCTTCATCTCCACATACCACTTCGCGTAAACCCGCACCCACCTCCACGGATTACGCCGGCGCCACCCCACCAACTCCGCCACCCCGCCGGTAATACAGCTCCGGTCCAACAGCTCCAGCGTCCGCAGCAGCGGCCCGTCCACCGCTTCAGACCCCTTCAGCGTTGCGAAATGCGCGCAACTCCGCGTCAGCCGCTTCGCGCGCCCGCGTCAACTCAATCGCTTTCTCAACCTTGAATAGCTTCACTTCCAGGTGCGCCTTCTCCTTCAGCAAATGGTCCAGCACGGTCACATCCACAAACACTCTTTCGTCCGGCATCGTCATTTCTCCTTTTTCAGTAACCGCTGCGCTTCCTGCCACGGTATCGATGGCCCTAGATGCGCTGCGCAACAATCGTCGGAATCTACTTCGTTATCGTTCTCCAGCATCACTTCGCAAAGTCCGTCTTCGCCTTGCGTCGGAACAAAGTGCCGGCACGGCGCACCGCCTGCATGCCCAAAACAGTTAGTGCCTTTACCCTTCGCCCATTCCAGCCCAAGCTCCTCCGGATCCTTCTTACCCAAATACTTCGGGCTGTCCGTCTGTGCCGGCGTTCCGCCAATCTGGTATCCGCACACCGGCGTATACGTCTCGCCGTCCTTCTTCACCCGCTCGAGGACAATTCCCTCGCCCATGTACTCGCAGGTTTTCTGCTTCGCGAATAAATGCGGACAGTTAAAGCAGCTCTTCGGTTCCCCGCCGGTATCTTTTCCGCCGACAAATAGAATCGCCCAACGTTCGAGTCTCACCGGCCCGCCAGGCAGAATGCTTTTGCGCCCTTTGATTTTTCCGGTCCCGAACATCAGCTCGCGTCCGGCTTCCCCGCGGTCGCTTCCGCCGTCTCCATCGCCGCTGCCCGCGCCTGTATCCGCTCGAGCGAGGCCCGTTCCGTCCTCGCTTGCACTTGATGCAAACTCCGCCGCCCCATCAGCCGCGGCGTCTGCGGCTTCACCGGCTCCGTCATCGGACCGTGCCCCGCCACTCCCAGCAGCGAATTCGTCAGCCCGCGATTCTCCGCGCGCAATTTGCGACACTCCTCCCGCTCACGCACCAGCTCTTCCTCCAGCCACACCTCATGCCGCGAGCGGAATATCCCCCTCAATCTCTCCCACCAGTTCATAAAAAAGAATGCGCGTGTGATCTCCGGATGCGCGCCTTCCCCCGGCCGTATCTCGGAGACCTAGAACGTAGACTGCGCGGCCGTATAACCCCACACACGCGCGTGAATCGCGCCAGCGCCAGGGTTCGACGTGCCCATCGTGAACAGAATCGCGGTCAATCCGGTCGTAGTGCCTACCGTCGCCGGGCTATTCATGTTCGCAATACCAGTAGTCCCGGCCGTCAGCGTGCTATTTGCCGTCAAGAATGCCGACGTCGAGCCCGAAATTCCCACCGCCCAGCTCGCCGACGTGGTAATCGTCGTCGTTACACGCCCCGACGCTCCAGCCGACAGAAAGTTGGCCGGCACCTTCACCGCTGTGGTCGTGGTCAACGCCCCGGTGTTCAGCGTCACGCTGCCAGTGTCCGCCGTCCAGTACACTAACCCGCCGCCATTCAGCGAAGCATCATTCAGCGCCTCTTGAATCCCCTGATCGCCGGAGATCACTTGATTCGGCGCGTAGCTAGACCCATGTACGTTGCTGAAGCTGGCCGTAACGTTCGCGCAGCTCTGCGCACCAGACGCTCCCGCCGGCGCGTTAATAATAGACACTGCAGTGGGCGTCACCGTCTCCGCTACGCTGCCCTGCGGATCCACCGTGATCGCCGAAAATGTCGCGTTGGCCGCAAGGAATGGACTGAATTGCCGCCCGTCCGGCAGTGACGCGAACGCTGGACATACCGTGATCGTCTGCGAACCCGTAGCCGAATTTCCGCTCAGGATGTACGCGCCCCAGCCCGAATACGCCTGCGACATATACAGCCCGCCAACGCGCGACAGGTTCGATTGCACGCTCTGCGCCTTCGTTTGGTGATACACCGGCAACGCCAGCAACAGCAGCACCGCGCACACCATCAACAAGACCGCCGTGGCGGCCGCAACCCTCTTCATCTTCATTTTTGTTTTCCTTTTCCTTAAAGTGGGGAAATCCTCAAACCCTTCAGAAACTTCAAATCCGTTGCCGTCCAGTAAATCTTGTCTGCCGTTTCGTTCGCGCTACTATGATTACGCTCAATGTGCTCATCCAGCCGGCGATTCGCCGTCGCCGCCGTGTCCGCCAGAAATTCCCGGTTGAAACAGTACGGGCATTTCAGCTTGATTAGCCCGCTTGGCGTTCCGTCGTCTGCGTCGTCGTTCGGCATCTACTTTGTCTTGCGCCCGCAAAACCAGTTCGCGCTCCTCCGGCTTAAGGAACGCCAGCCGTTCACGCTTTGTCGCTCGCCTGCTCACACAGATTTGATTTCATGTGCCCCGGAATCGTTTGCGCACCACCGGCTGATACTTCTTCCGCTCCTCCGCTTCATATTTCTGCGCCAGGATTGCACGGCTCGTAGGATCCAGCGGGCGCCCCTGATTCCTCTCCGCCGTCTGCATCCGCTCATGTAAGGTCACTTCCAGAGGCTTACGATTCGGCCCGCCAAACATCGCATACAGGCCGTACCCGCTTGATTGCAGCGGGTCATCCCCAAGAAATTCCGCAATTTCTTCACGGTTTTTCTCATCCCGCGGCGCGCGCGGTATCGTCCGAATCAGGTTCTTGCAGCTATCCGCAATCTGTAGCTTCGCAACCCGGACCGGCTCGCTCTTACCCGTTCCGTCATTGAAAATCTGCCCGGTTGCAACGCGCCCCTTCAGATAATCGTAAAGAACCTGCTCGCGTCCGGGCTTGTCCTTAGTCGACCTAGCGGGAGCCACCATTCCCGCCGCCTGTAGCACCGCGCCCATGCGTAGCGCAATCGGGTTTGTGTCCTGCCGTTCCGCGAACGCATCATGCGAAAACGAAAACATTTCATAGTTTTCGCACTGCGTTCCAATCTTTCCAGTTACCAGCGCGTGAAGCTTTCGGCTCTCCTCAACGATTCGCTCGCCCAGCTCTTCCGGCGTGTGCCGGTTCACCACCAGCTCATGGTAAATCCGGGCAATGCCTAGATCATCCAGGCAGAACCAGTGCACCACCGAGTTGTGGTCAAATCCCCAATCGCCGCCCAGCCAGCGCTTCCACCAACGCTCTAGCTTTACTGTGCTGGGATCGTAAACGTTTAGCGCTTCGTCCCAAGCGCCCTCGAAGTACCCGCCGGCCACGCCCCAGATTCCTTCTTTCAGCGCCCGGCTAACCTCCGCCTGATAGCTGTCCAGGTTCGCGATGTACCGCGGATCGTTCGCGTAAACCGGATTGTCCCGGTACGTCGCCGGAAAATATTTGTAGTCCTCCGGCTTGTACTGGGCCCGCTGATTCGGCGTCATCTCCGCGCACGGCTGATTCTTCACAAAGACGTCTTCCACCCACTGCGCGCCAATCCCGATCGGATTGGTTGCGCCGTCTTTCGTGCAGTTCGGCGCTACCGGGCAGCGATTCCACGCGGAAATGTTCTGCCACTGCCCAAACGTGAACTCCGTCAGCTCGTCATAGCCGATTTTGTACCACTGCCCCTGATAGCCCCATACATCGTGCTCGTACTGCATGGAGCCAAATTTCGTTGTCGCGCCATTCCGCCAAGTGACAACGCCCTGCGTCTCATTGAACGACCGGTACAGCTCGCGAGGAATCTCTTCGCGAAAGCGCGTTATCACCGTATCGCGCAGCTTCGGATTTGTGCGCCGCAGAATCAGCGTGTGCACCTTCGCCGCGTCGTCCACACTGAAGCGATTGCAGTGCAGCATCTGATCCACGATCAGACACAGCGTCTTCCCCGGCCCAGCCGCTCCGCCTAGCAAACGGTGCTGTGCTCGCGAACCGTGAAACGCTTTTTGATGGGGATACGGGTCCCACCGGTAAACGAACCGGTCTACCGCATCGGAAACTTGCACCATCTAGCGATAAATCTTGGTGAACCGCGCGCCCACAAACCACATCGCCGGCGCCACACCAAATCCCACCTTGTGCAGCAAGCTCAGCGATCCCCAACTGTTCAGGAACACCAGCACAAACACCGCAACGCCCAAAATCTTAAGCACCCTGTCCAGGTAAATCGTCTGCGTCAGCTTCTCCAGAAATCCCATGTTCGTCTGCACCACGGTCATCACTTCCTCCTTTAGACTTCTTTCACTACCAACTCGCCCAGCCTTGGGTCATCGTATAGCAGTCGCGTGCACGCCCTTTGCGCGTCATCGAACGTTACGTAGTAAGTATTTGGCTCGACTGCGACGTGACTGCCGTCCTTGTGCTTCACAAATACTTGGTAGGTCTTTTTCATTTCTGCGCTCTCACGAAAAAGCTCATCTTGGTCTGCACGACTGTCATTTGTCCTCGCTTTTTATTTCGGCGGCAAATTCGCACCGGTTATGATCTGCACTCCCAAAGGCTTGTCCCCAAAATCCATCGGCTGCACCGCTTTCCCGTCCCGCTTGTCGTACAAATATTTCCGCACATCGAACCTCAGCCGTAGATCCTTCGCCAGCGCCAATTCCCGCCAGGCTTTCACCTCGTAAGAGTCTTCGGCCTTCTCGTCGCGATTCAGCGCCTCCAGAAGCCGCGCAGCCGCGCCCTTGTCCGCAACCTCCGGCAATACCACCCCAGGCTTCCGCCCCGCTCCCTCGCGCTTTCCTCCCCGTGCCATAAACTTCGAAGTTTCCCGTAAGTCCTTTGTTTTATTGCGGCGCTTCGCGATATAGAAAAACTCGCGAGAAAATCAAAAATTCAAAATTTTTCAGACTTTCAAAGCTTCCGCAATTCGCTTAGAAGCTTCCTCGTCGGAGACCCGCAAATACGCTCCGGTCGACGACAAACTCTTGTGCCCCAAATGCTGCCGCACGTTCTCAACTCCCGCCGTTCCAATCGTTTGCATCGCTATCGAATGCTTCAGCATCTTCGTGTTCCTCTTATGCGCAGGCAGCCCGATCGCCCTCGCATGCCGCTGTAGCGCGCGCCAAAACGTCTGCCGGCACACCGGAAACAACCTTTGATCCCGGTGCATCCCCCGCACGAAATCAATCACCAACCCGCGCTCATTCAAAAGCGGATTCTCGCTCGCAATCAGCGGCTGCACCGTCCGCATCGAGCCCTTCAACCGCTGCACCGTCAGGTATCCGTCGGCCACATTCACCGGCGTTAACCCTATGACTTCACTCGCCCTTAGCCCATGCTGGAACGCCAGCAGGATCATCAAATGATCGCGCCCAGAGCACGCTCGAGCCTGCTCCAGCAACCGCACAATCTCTTCCCGCGTCAGGCTCTGAATTCCCACATTTAATCAACTTTTGCACCACTACACGAAAGTGTTGCAGCCCCTTACTCCTCCACCACCTCAATCTCGTATCGACCTATCCCGTGCGCCCGAAAAACCTTGTTCGCCGTCAAATACAAGTCCCTGATCACCGCTTTCTTCCCGCCGGCCAGCGGTATCTCTTCGCCCGATTTCCCGCGTTGCACAATCTCATCCAGCAACCGCTCCGCGCGCTTGTACGCCCGCTTCCCACTCTCCCGCGAACGCAGATGCCGCTGCACCAGCTCCGCCAGGCTAAGCGCTTTTTTTGTTTTTCCTGTTTCGCTCATGTCGCGCCGCTCGTTCTACCGTCTCGTTCCCGTAAAATCTTTCCCCCGGCGTCAGTTCCGGCCGCCCATCCCACTCCAGCACCGCCAATCCCAGCATCGCCCCCTGAACCGCTTCGCTGTGCGCCCGGCAAAATCGACCGCACCGCGCCGGCCGCGCGCACCGCCTCCACCCCGCTTGCGTCCTGCGCAGCCGCTGGAACGCCGCGCACCGCATTCATTTCCTTCCGATAAAGCACACGCTGCACGGAGCGGTGGGCACTGGCGAGCCGTTTGTCGGTATAAACGACTGCCACTGCGCGTTTGCTGTTGTCGCAGGGCCGATGAAGTTTCCGTAGCAGCTCCCTGGACCGCCGGCGATCTGGATCTCGCCGCCGGTGGGGAAGCCAAACGCATCGGTGCCGGTGTTATAGCAAGCCTGCACGCCGTCGTATGCGTTTCCGCGCGGCGTCTCCATCGTCCAAGTTTGATTTTCGGGACGCTGGTCTTGAAATTGCCAATTCACCGCACCGATGACGTGAGGATGCCCGAATTTAGTAGAGCTCAGAGTCAAGTACCGGCTCATCTTGTTCGCATAGAACGTGCCCGAAGCACCTTCAGTCGTTTGCCTGTTAGAGCCGCCGTTGCTGTTGAAGCCATCGAAATAGGTCTGGGTATCTCCTGCTGATGTGACCGTAACGTTGGTGAATGTGCTGCCCGCATTTGAGGCTAAAGTGAGAACCGACCCGGAAATGCAACTACTGGTTACTAAATGGGTTTGAAGCTGCTGAGAATTTCCGACCAGAATCCCCATGCCACAGTTGAAGCCAGCCGTCGAGGCCACCGTCAGTTGGTTGCTTCCGTTGTTGATGGAGCCGGTTGTGCTTATCGCTGGACTAGCCTCTTTTGTGACCGTGGCGGTCCACATAATAAGCGGCTCGTCTTTCACGTTTAGATTCAAAGACGAGAGAGGGTTAACCGTTGCATCAAGCCGCGCTTGGTCTCCGGCCAGTGTGTCAATACCCGTGGGCACATCCCCCGTCGTGATTGCATCGGCGTAAGCAATTGCTCCGAGAAGAATTCCCGGCCTCGGCGGATTACCCCATGACCCGAGATTGGTTGTCGTAAAGTAAGGGACATTGGGATACACAGCCTGTATCCCTTCCTTCAGGGTTTTGTGATTCTGTTTCGATAGGTGCGTCAAAAAGTTTTGCCGGTCGATGTTGAACGCATTGGTGGTGTTGGCCAGCGCCGTCGATCCGCACAGCGCATTCGATTTGTAATCGCACCAGGGGTCTGTGGGCAGCCACGGTGCGTTAGCGCCCTTGGATGGCATCAGCCCATCTTCATCGGCCACTCCGGTGCCGCAGCCCCATCCGCACGTCACATACGCATTCGTCTTTAGTGGCTCGTTGGCTGCTTGCGAGCTCGAAAATGTAACCGAGACCGCACCCGTGGAATCGTTCAGCGTTCCAGCGGACACTCCCGAACCGCGAAACGTCTCGATCGCGGTAACGGAAGTTCCTGTCGGGCCTCCACTGCTGGACGTTCCACCATTGCCGCCATCCGCCCCGGACAACGCTGTCCCGCTCGAGTTCAATATCTGCGTGCCCAGCGGCGCCACGGAAGTATTCAGCGTGGCGGTGTAGGTCAAATGGTCGCTGGTGGTCAGCGTGACCTGTGTTTGCGGCGTCCCGGTGCTGCTGAATTGCGTGTACTGCGAACCCCACGCTGAATTCAGCGTGGCAATGGTCCCGTAGTTCGGCCCATCGAAGATGCGGCATCCCGTTGCGGACCCGCTCACCGCTTGATTGGTGGTGAACCCGGTCAACGTCGCAGAGACAACATTCACGCCGGTTCCGGGCGTGGTGTTGAACGCGGAATTCGAGCAGCTATCGATAGAGATAAGCTCGCCCACGATGTAGGAAGGAAATCCAGCACCATCGTTGAAGCTCCCGTTGAACGTCGCGGCGCTGCCGTTGCCGGAGGCGCTGACGCCCGTGGTGGGATTCACCGCCGCGCAATTCGGCCCGCAGAGCCAATTGATCAGGCCGCTCGGTCCAATCTTGGCGTAGAAGGTCGTATTCTGGTAGACCACTGTGATGTTGAGCGTTCCAGAAAGGTTCTTCGCCGCTTGCAAAGGAGCGGCAATGAGTGTCATCAACGCGAAGTCGTTGGCGTTGTTGCCGTGGTAGGATTCGTTTGTTCCGTTAGCCCAATCACGGAATGCTGGTCCTCCCTTAGAGCTGCCGGTGTAATCGGCGTCGTCCACCATAATGCAGCACAGAAAGTCGCTGTACTTCCCCGTCACGCTCTGCGGCGTGTTGAAGGTGGCGGCATCGTTGCAGCCCACAGTGGTCAGGCAGCCGTTAAACCACACCGCAAAGTTCGGGTCGAAAGGATCAATATCAACCGCAATGTCTCGCCCCGATCCCAGGGGAACGGAGGTCAACTTCACGCTCCCCTTGAAATCCTTAACGTTGTCGGATGCATAGCCTCCGCCATTGTTCGGGGAAGCCGCCGCTGGTCTTGGCAGGATGATGAACGGCATTTTCCCGGCTAGCGGGATAGTTTGGTCGGGAGTCCCATAATCGGAGCCAAATGGAACTGTAGGATAGAGACGAGAAAAAGCGTATGGGCCAATCGCGTTGAAGCCCCAAGACAGCCAGCGTTGTGTGGAGTAATAACGAGCTACCACGCTGGAAGTTTTTAGGATGCTGGTCACGCCGGAAGCGTAGCGATTGGCGACATAGCTACTCGATGTAATCCCGTTATAGTCAGTGCCAGAGTCGTAGGTCGCTGCGTTGTAGAGCGCATTGATAAATGTAAGTTCGCTTGCTGGCGTACACATCCACCAACGATTGCTGACAAAGCGAGGAACGAACTGGCCTCGGGAGATTGATCCGCCGCTGGAGCTGGCCAGGCTGGCGGCTTGCGCCCAGGTGACATGCGTGCCGTCCGGAATCGTCGCCACGATGTACGGATTCGCGCTGCCGGCATTGTTGTATCCGGCCACGCCCACTCCACCCACGAAGATGGCTTCGCCGACGCTGAGTTCCGCGGTCGACGTAATCGTCGCGGTGGTGATCCCTCCGGCGTTGGAGATCGCGGAGATCGCCCCGTGCGAGCTCGGCAGCGCCACATTGCTCGGCGCACACAATCCCTGCGTGCTGATCAGCCCGCCATAGCGCGGATCCACCTGCGCCCGCGCTCCCGGCACGCACAGCGCCATTGCCAAAAACAACATACAGGCATACAATGGCGAATGATGAAGAGCATATTTCGCCTTTACGTCATCCCTGCTCTTTCTCTTCTCGTTATCCCCGCGATGTTCGCAATTTACTGCAACTTGCCCTATTTGATACCCATTACGCCGCTGCCACGCCCGACTGCCCCTCGTGTTCCAACTTTCCCCGTCTTGAGCGTTCGCTACGAGGAAACGTGCGAGTATTCGGCGGGGAAACCATGCGCCGTGCTCGTATGGGATACGAGCGTAGGCCCTCTGTACTCTCTTCCAAATCCCGGCGCTTTGCAGCCGAGCCTTGAGAATTATTGCCCGCCAGACATCTACTGCGTTGTGAACGTTATCGAGGTCGAATAGGTACGGTAGGCGCGTGAAAAAAGATCGTTTCCATGACTGGTTACTTCTCGGCGCGGTCGCGCTCGCTGTCGCCGCATACTTCCTGATGAAGCACTTCAACATAGGCGCGGTGCTGTAGGTCATCAGAATGCCGTTGCCATCCACGTAATCACGTCCCCCGATGCGGTCGTTCCAGAAATAGTGCAGGTTGTTGTTGTGAAGGCCGTCTGCTTTACGGTGTCCGCTGCCGTCGTGATGTCCCACGCCTGACAGACGAAACCATTGAGCGCGGTGATTCCCGGAGTGATGGTCACCGTGCAGGTTCCTGCCGTGCCGCTGTGGAATGAACCTGCGGATGCTCCGCCGAGCGCAGTGGTTAAGCTACAACCGGAAACGGTTTGCGTGCCAAGCGATAGCAGCACGCCCATGCCGTGTATTTCAATGCCGGTGCCTGGGCCGCGAATAGAGCCGCCAGAGGAGATCGTGCTCGGGTTCGTTCCCGCTTGGCAGTTCGCATTCAAGGCGCAAGTGAAGTAAGAACCTTGCTGGGAATTAGCCAATTGACCGAGCGCAGTGAAATTACAGATGAATCTGGTGTTACCACAGAAATCGGCGATGAAGGAGTTTGCGACAACATTGTACGCAGTCGCGTTTGCTGCGTTGAAAGTGACTGTGCTCGTGCAGGAAGGGGGTTGATTGCCTTGAATCTTTCCGCTGTTCTGGGCTTGGAATGCGTGGTACGCACCGGAGCCGTTAAAGGTCATCGTCACGCACTGCAAGTTCATGTACCCTGACTCGTTAACGAGAAAAGCGTTCTCGCCTGCGGTAGAGTTGCTGTAGGTCAGAGTGAATTGCCCGTTCAGGCTCTCGAAATCGCACTGTGAATTGACGCTGCCTGTGTCACATACGCCGTCGTTTGTGTTGTTCCAAGTTCCACCGAGACGAGCCACCCCTCCCGCGATAGCGCCAACAAGATAATCCTGCCCACCGCCTGCATTGTCGCCGTTGCCGGTGATGTTCTCGGCATAGAGGACGCCGCCCGCACCACGAACTTCAACGGCGTTGGCGGTGAAATAGTTGACGCTCATCCCGTTCATGCGCCACTGCCCACCGAACATTACGACTGCCTGCTTGTTGCTTGAAGTGGTCCCGCCGCAGGTTGTTGCACCCGTGATGTTGATGTTCGCCGGTGTCGATGGATTGCCCAGAAAATATAGGTAGCTCGCCGGATAGGTGTCCGCTCCATTCATGGGGACATCGGCGGCGTAAACTATCACCTCTGGTGCGCCGGTATTCGGAAAAATGTTTTGGAAGGTCACGCCGTTTGGCTGATAGCACTTCCCGCTGGGCAGCGCGTTCCCGGCTGTGTCGGACAATTGGACTGTGACAACTGCTGGCGGGATGATGGCGAAATTATTGAACTTCGCCGCAACTGTAGAGAATTCCTGGCAAGGAATCGCTTGCGTGCCGCACGTCGCGGCGGTCGTTGAAGGGGTACATGCTACGCCCGTTGCACCATTGTAAGAGCACGTGGTTAGTCCAGCAGGGGCAGCGTAGACTGTGACATTGGCCGTGATCGCCAGCGCAGGCGGCGCTCCTGCATCTTGTACCGCGTGGCTACCGGCTCCGGTGACAGCATTTCCGGATGTAAGCGGCGCGGCACTGGTCACGCAGGGTGCGCCAGCGTCCAACAAGTCGAAAGCGGCGGTCCCTACCCACTTTGCGCAATCCTGGTCTATCGACGATCCATTGTTGCGAACCAGCACCCCTCCATCGGGAGGCAATTGCAACTGTGCGTTCAGCGGAGTGACCGTCGCGAGGCTTTCTATGTATTGGAGGATGCCGGACGGCGAAACTAGCTGAAGGACGCCAGGGGTAGGTGTGGCCGTGTTGCCAACCGTAAGCGTGGGCTGGCCGGTGGAGAGGTCATAGGTAAGATTGGCTCCTCCAGAGATACCGCTTTCCTGTGCTTCCCAAATGCCGCCGGCGCCATTGTTCAGCTTGACGTACATCCCATTGGTCATCGTGAAAGACGTCGCACCGTCCACGTTCGTTGAGCCATTCACGATAGTGAACGTGTCCGAGCCGCCGCGGTTGACGGTCAACGCTCCAGCGCCATCGTCAATCAAGATGAAAGTCATGTTCGACGCGCAACCGCTGGCAGTGTGGTCTGGCGCGTTGATGACGCTGGCCCCGGATTGAAAGCGAATCACGGTTGTGCGATCACGAACTTGTGTGCCGTTGTCACACTTGATTGCGTACGGCGTGATAGTCACCGGCGCACCGCCGTTGCCGTCCGCAAGCCCCGATGAACCCCATGCTCCTACTCCCGGCGCGGTGTTTACCGGCAATTGCCCGATTAGCCCGCCAGAGGGGAGCCCCGAGCCAATCCCGGCTCCGGTTAAATTCCAGAAATTGCTCGTCGCGTCATATCGCCACTCGCAGTCCGTCGACGCGTTCGCCACCACGCTTACCGTGCACGTCGCCACGTTCCCGCCAAATACCACCGCAAATCCCCCGACCGCATTCTGCTGAAATACGATCGAGAGCTGCTCCCCAGGACTCGCGTTATTGATCGCCACGCTCGAAATCGCCGCACTCACCGGCACCTTGAACGCCCGGCTCACGCTCGCATCGATCGTCACTCCTCCGCCAAATCCCGGCAGCACCGTCGTCTGCGCGCACACCTGCACCCCGCCCGCCAGCAGCAGGACCAATATCGGAAGGAATTTTTTCACTTTGCAGTTTAGGAAACAGCGCCAAATGCGCCCGCTTAACTCGCGTTACACTTTCCCCATGCGAACCAAAATCCTGCTTTCCGTTCTCTTCCTATCCGTCCTGGCCGCCGCGTCCCCGGCGCAATACACGCCCAGCAAACCGCAGTACGAGAAACTCGCCAAACAAAAAGCGCGTATCGTGCAAATCCAGGTCGAGATCCTTCGCCTGCAAACCCAGCAAGCCTTCGAGTTCAGCAGCCTGCAGCGCCTCTGCAGCGAAGTCAGTCTAGACAACCACTGGCCCGCCCAGGTTGCCTGCAGCCCGGAGAACTTGACCTTCTACTTGCCCGCTCCGCCACCACCGCCGCCACCGCCGCCAACTCCCGCGCCGGCACCAGCTCCGCCCGCACCCACGCCCTCGGCGGATCCCAAAAAACCCGCCTGAAACTTACGACAGGCTGCCGTCCAGGTTGACGCTCGTAGCCGTGCCTAGCGTGAGCGTTGCCGCCGCCAAAGTGTAGAGTGGTCCCGCCACCACGTTCTTGAATTGTGCCGACGGCAGTCCCGCGCCACCCATCGCGCCACTGGTCGCATAAATCTCCCAGTTCGCCCCATTGTCATAGCTTGCCAGCAGGTTTACCGTCAGCGTGGTAATCGTTCCGCCCGCCGGCGTCGGTACCGCTGTTACGTTCAGCGTCCGGTCCCCGTGATCCCCGCGAGGCTGCACGCAAAATACTGGCGTCTGTGGAGTGTTTACGGTGGCTGCGGCCGCAGTTAGCCCTGTGGCAATCTGCGTCTGCACTCCGGTTTCAATCGTTTGCGGCTGTAATCCTGTGGCGGCTGCGGCAGACCCCGGTATGGGGCCCGTCAAAGTAAAGGTAGGCACAGATTCCGTCCTTTTAGCTCGCTTCGTCTCTCGAGCTCTTCGTGAACGAATCTACTTTTCTAAGGCAGGTACTAAGGAGGTGCTAAGGTTTTTCCCGGATTGCGTGTTTGCCGTCACACGCTACAATTCGCGCGAGCTCGCCGCCCCGGCGGGCATTCCCCATCCGCACAAAAAAATAGCGGGCTGACGGCAATCAGCCCGCTGCGGCGACTCTTCTCTTAATCGATCACGCGCGCGATCTTCCGTCGCCATTATAACCACAATCCCGCCCAGCCTTGTCAAGCTGTTCATCCGTACAGGTTCGTTAACCTGCAACTTCGGTCAGCTCGCCAACCGGTGAATCCAAGCTCCTACCAGCAGCGCCAGTGCGGGTTTGGCAAGCGATAGCGACAATGCACTTGCGAATTTCTCTCTATAGCTTCTTTCGTCCGGCGGCGGACTCGTCTTCGTGGCATAACTGATCGCCATCATCAAGCCCATGGCTGGTAACATCCTCAGCGGACTTACAGGGAACAATGGCACGACAAACCAACTCCACAATTTTACGAAGGCATACGCGTCGAACATCATGAGAGGGGGCAGCAGTAAGAACGTTAAGAGGACGTACAATACAGCTTCGTGCTGCTTCTCCGTCAAGAGGCCTCCTTAAAATACGACCGCGGCGGAAACAGTCTCCGCCGCAGAATCTCTCCCCCCACCCGGCACCGGATCTGCACCGTCCATTGCGCCCAACTCAATTCGCTGATCCCCAGAAACCGCCGCGCACTCTCATACGGCGCCAGGCCCAGGTAATACATCCGGAAAACCACCAGGCGGCTAGCCAGTTGCGGTCCCTCCAACACGCGCTGCCCCGCCAAACTGAAGTCCGCCACATACTCCGTCAACTTCGGCCGTAAACTCGGCCGCCACAAAAAATCGCTGGCCGACGTCGGATCCAGCGCCGAAATCCCCCGCTTGGTCTCCAACACTTCCCGCGCCCCGCGATACACTTCCCAGCAAACATCAAACGCCAGCTCCGGCTTGGGCATCACGCCGCCCGCTTTCGCTGCGCCGCGGCCAGCCTGCGCTCCATCCGCTCCGGCGTCTCCAGATATTCCCGATGCCGCTCCCCGTGCTCGTCCTCCCAGATAAATACGGGGCAAACCAAATCCACCGCGCGGATCGCTCTCAGCGCCCGCGTCCAGAATTCGCGCTCCGCTTCCCGCTCTTTTTCGCTCTTAGCGCCAAAGCGGAAACAAAGCTCCGCCTTGCGCTGGCTCAAATAATTCGCGTTGTTTTTATTCCACCGGATGGAGGCTTTTCGCCGGGCCGCGCGCCGTCGCCTATACCGTTCCGCCGGCAGCAATGGCTTGCGCCCACGCGCTGCCGATCCGTTGCGTGCGTCCGGGTTTTTCTTTTTGCGATAACGGAGATTTCTGCGGGCTTTGGCCGGATCGCCGGATCCGTAGATTCCGCGTGGCATAGGTGGGAACCGCCCATCTGCCGCCGCGTTCCCCTACTCTGCGTCACCCGCTAAACCGGTGTCAATGGTACTTCCCGCCTCCGCTGCTGCTCGGCTCGCTGGACGCTGGATAGGTAATCTCGCCCGTACCGTAGTGCCCCGCTTCTGGCTGGCTGCCGCACCACGGACATGCTAGCCCTATCGCCCAGTAGATAGAGCAAGCCACTACGCTGCTCATGCCGTTCATTTTGATGTAGTGTAGCTGGTCGCTCATGCCCCTTCCTTCCTCTCTCCCGCTGCGGACTGGGCGTGACGCTTACATGGCGTCTCAATTTCGTAGCGAATAAAGCACCCGCAAGAAAAATTGGTACGCGCCCCCGCGCTCGCTATTCCGCTGCCTGCCGCGCCGCGCTGGACGTGGTAAGCCTTGCAGATTTCGGCTAACTCGTAAGCGAAGTCCCATTTGTCGGGGGTTTTCTCGCGGCACTTTTCGACTAAGCCCAAGCATCGCTGCCACAAGGCATCCCCCGCTGCTTCGCGGGTCTGTGTCATCTTCCCTCCGGATGCATCAGCTCCATGTGCCGCAGCCACGCCGTCTCCGCCTTCCGAGCCGAAACCAAGTTGCTCTTCCATGGACAAAAACCGCACTCCGCCCGCACCTTCTCCACTCGCCCACGCCACGTCCGCCGCTTCCCCTTATAACTCCCCGGCAAGGCCGCAACCCGCTTCCCCTCCAGCTCAAATTTGATCATCTCAACATGCCCGCAGCGCAAACTCGCCCTTCAACTGCCGCGACCGCCACATCAACTGCTCCGGCGTGATCACCTGCTCCCAACTTCGCGGCAATTCCATTAGCGCCAGCTGCTTCACATGCGCCCGGCATTTCACCGCTACGTTTCCCACCAACCCATCCATCCGCGGCACCAACTTCCATCCGCTTCCCCGGCATAGGCAGCAGCCCTCCGCGTCCTGTCTCCTGTCTCTTAGGTCGGAGACTATCTTTTGTTTTCTTGCACTTACGGAGCAAAAACCCGCAAAGCGTGGAGACTTACAGTAGCCCACCAGGTGGAACGTCCTAACCCTTGATTTATCACCACGTTTCAGCATTCGCTCCACTTCCCGCAGGTGCGATAGTCTCCAAAGTGTTTTGTACAGTTCGGCGCGCGATAGCCGCCCCTCCCGGATCGCTTCCTCCGCCGTGCATCGCGCTACGCAACCCTCCGCCCGCTCCGCCAACGCCCACAATAAAGCTCTCGCCGTCCCCCGCGCCTCCGAACACTCCCGCACCCATTCCACCGGTCCCATGCGCCCCCTCAGACCCGACCCTACAGCGGTAGCAGACGCAACTTTCCCCCGCTCTCCTCAATCAGCCCCGCAGAATTCAGCTTGCTAATGTTCGCCCGATAATTCCCGCTACCGCGGTCCTGCTTTGTGAACGCCGCGAGTTGCGTGCGCGATAACCCGCCTTCGTACGTCAGCAGACAGTCAATCATGTCCGCGCACTTGCCGGGATATTTCCGCTTCCACGGCTCCCATTTCGCTGGATCTAGTGGCGCGCGCCCCCCGCCATCATCCGTCCCGCCTCCCCGCGTCGCATCGGTCGGGATGTTCGCCGAGTCCAGCTCTCCGAACACCATCCGCAACGCGACGTGCAACGGCTCAAGCTCGCGCCGCAGTCGCGATAGCGCAATCCCCGCCTTTGTGTCGCGGGAGTTCGCCTGCGCAAGCTGCGCCTTTAGCTCAGCAACTTCCGTCTCGAGCTCCTCAATCCGCTTCCGCAGCAAATCGCGTTCGCCAGGCTCCGGCGAATTAAGAAGTCGTTGCACTGGATTTCTCCGCTATCGCCTCGAAGCCCTTGAAAGCCCGTTCCAGCAACGAAGACGTTCCGCAGCGTTCCATCTGCCGCAGCGCCGCGATCGTCAGCCGGATCGCCGTAATGTTCCAGCGCACCTCTTTGAACGTGTCGCACGCGATCACATATTGGTGGTCCTGGTGCTCCCGCTGATTCACCCAGGCCCGCGCTTTGTCACGCGCGGCCGTGATCATCTTGAACGTTTCGATGTCCCCGCCCGAATCCGGATGGTGCAGCCGCGCCTTATCGCGATACGCGCGATCAATCATCTCCAGCGATGGCGCCGGGTCGTTGATCCCTAAAATGTCTTGCCAGGTGTAGTCCTCCTTCAACTTGCGAGAGAAGTACAGCGCCACGCCCGGATCCCGCGGCTCCTGCACCGTTTGCAGCGCGCCGCTAAACTTCGTCGGAATGTTCGTGGAAATGAGCATCGATTCCACGTCCCACCGCTCCAGCTCCTTCACCAGCAAGTCCCGCGAATCATTCGCGTTTTTCTTCCAGGCCGCTTGCGCCTTCCGGTCCTGAATGCGCATGCGCACCCAGCCCTCCGGCCATGCCAACGGATACGCTTCTTTCACGTTTTCTCCTTTACGAAAGTGGCTCCCAATAACTCGGATGAAAATCTTTCGGTCGCTTGTAACCGTCCGGCAGCACGCGCAACAGTCGGCCACCATTGACAAAGCGCATCAGAGTTCCGTATTCGGCACCGCGCTTCAACTTGTGCCCGGTATCGCGTATCGGATTCCACCGCAGGGGCAAAGTTCTCCCCTTCATCAGAATGGCTAGCAAGGAGTCCATTCGCCGATTCGTTGGCTCAACGACTTCGCGCATATATTTCATTTGGGCACGCCAGACTGCTCGCGTGTTGGCTGCTTTCTTTGCGGCCCTTCGTCGCCGTTCTTTCTTAGTCATGCCGCCTCCGCCTTTCGCGAGACCCGATACTCCCAAAGCCCATCGCGCGGCTCGCCCCGCCGCCGCTTCTGGACGTCGCACAACGGACCGCCATACCCGCCCGTCCCGTTCCGCAAATGTCGCAGCTGCGCGCTTACGCTCGCCGGCGGATACCCTGTCATCTCCGCTATCTCTGCCAGCGTCAGCCAGCAACTTGTGCCGCTTTTCGGGCCTGGCTCGCCAAGCTGCAACATCACCGCCCGGATCACGTCCCGCTGCCGCTCCAGCCGCGGCGCGTCCAGCTCCAAGCTGTATTGCTCGCTCATTGCACCCGTGCCGTCATCGCTTTCGGCTCATCCTTCAGTAACTCCGTCTGACACTCCTCAAACTCCGCGTACAGCGTCGCCGATTGCTCGCTGTGAAACAGCCAGTCCCACAAGTCCTTCCCAATCGGCTGCATTACCTGAAAGAACAGCGCAATCTGCCCGCTCTTGTGCTTCTCGAGGCGTAGCATGCCCAGGTCCGTCGCCTCCATCGTCAGTACCACTTCATTCGTCTGCGGCCCGTATTCCCCTTTCGGCAACGGATAAAACCGGATCGTCTGACTCTCTACCCCGCGCTCCAGCTCCACCAAGCATTGACCGCTCGTCGGCCGCTTCATCCCTTTCCACGCATCCGCAATGAACGTCGATATCCCCGAAATCTTCTGCCCGTCCAGCACCATCGCGAATTCCATCACCACATGCCGCTTCTCCCGCCGCCCCGTCGTCTTCGACTTGTGCAGCGCCATCTCTACCCGTTCCCCCGCCGGTAAGAATTTCATCGTTTTAGGTCTCCGCCACTGGCCGATATTGCTTGGCTACGTCGAAGCCGAAGGTCCACGCTACGGCGTCATCGGCGCGCTTAATGGCTGGCGGCACGCGCAAGAAATAAATTCGGCCTGTCGATGGATCCGTTACGCGGACCGCGCGCAGAACGCGCTCCGGATCGCCCGGCAAGTCGATTGAGAACAGGTCGCCCATTTCGTGCGTGTGGATCTGCTTGGCGCCGGCTTCGCCAAGGAAGCGTTCCATACCAATACGCTCCATCATTACGCGGCGCACTTCAGTGTTTTGCTCGGCGAGAATTTCCTTGGCGGATATTGTTTCGGGTTGTTCGATTACGCGCTGGTCGACGCGCACGCCGTGCCACGCCCAGATGCCCCAGCCATCTCCATAGCCGATCGCCTGGCCGGCTGGATTGTGCAGGCGGCTTTCCGCGTCCACCTTGCAAACGGTATAGCGTTCAGATGCCAGCGCGATGCCGTCATATGGAAACCACCAATGCAGATGCCGAGATTGATGCAGCCACAAGTCGAGGAGCTCTGAATCTTTCTCCGCGTACTTGACGCCGATTTCTTCGCAGAAACGGTAGAAGACTTCCCATGCGCACCAGTGATGGCCACCCAAAATGTTGTTGAGCTGGCTCCCGAGCTGGCTCTCGAGCTGGCTCCTGAGCTGGCTCCTGAGCTGGCTCCAGAGCTGGCTCCTGAGCTGGCTCCAGAGCTGGCTCCTGAGCTGGCTCCCGAGCTGGCTCTCGAGCTGGCTCCCGAGCTGGCTCCTGAGCTGGCTCTCGAGCTGGCTCCAGAGCTGGCTCCTGAGCTGGCTCCTGAGCTGGCTCCAGAGCTGGCTCTCGAGCTGGCTCCCGAGCTGGCTCTCGAGCTGGCTCCAGAGCTGGCTCTCGAGCTGGCTCCTGAGCTGGCTCCTGAGCTGGCTCTCGAGCTGGCTCCAGAGCTGGCTCTCGAGCTGGCTCCCGAGCTGGCTCCTGAGCTGGCTCCAGAGCTGGCTCCTGAGCTGGCTCCCGAGCTGGCTCCCGAGCTTTGTTGTGGAAAAATTTTTCAAAACCGCCCAGGCAAGAATGCACATCATCGGCGAACCAAAGAAAAGTACGACCGGCTTTGGCTTGCCGATGCGTGCGTAGAATTCGCCGATGATGGCCTCACACTCTTTGCGGTTTAGGGGCGCCGTCGAGTAGCCGATCGAGAGCCATTCCGACCGCAAATCGATAAGGCGCTTTTCCTGCTCCTCGGTCAGTTCGGTGACCTTCTTCGGCATAGCGGCTCCTCAGTCCGCAACGTTGCGGATTTCTTCCGGGCTGTACTCCCGCTGGCGCACCACATCGTAGTTACCGGCAGGCAGGATAATGGGCTTGTGCTCTTCGTGAACGATGGCTACGCCGTCTTCTGAGGCAGACAAAAACAGCCTGTCCTCTACCTCATAGACTTCGGCGATGGCTAGCGAAGTTTCCGCCACGCGGTGTACGTGCCCGGTCGCTTCCCCTTCGAGAATGCGACCGTCCTTGCGGACCATCCGCTTCCCCGCTGGCGCGCACGCCCTGGCGATAAACAGCACATCTCCCTGCCTGTACTGCTTCTTCTCGATGTTCATTTCCCTTTTTTCCTCCCTCAAATTTGAAAAAACTGGCGGGCCAGCCGCTGTTCGGTCGATCGTTTCGGTAGGGCAACCAGCCCGCTTCTTGCATGAGCGTAAGACCCCTCAAGTTTTTCTTCCGTCGGTTGCACCTCCCTTCTCCACCAGGAGCTTTACTTTGCGCGGCCCGTCATGCGCACAAATTGCTGCTCTTCCTCCAGCACGTCCAGCAGCACCTTGTCCACCACCGCCTCATACTCTTTCGCCTCATACAGCTTCGGCACCACCGCGCCACTCACCTTGTGCGGCTCGATCCCTAATCCCAGGCTCGCTTCCGTGCAGCTCACCATAATGTCCCGCGAACCCGCGAACAGATGGCAGTACTTGTGCATGCAGTCGAACACCGCTTGCTCCGGATTCAGCAGCGTGTCCGGAATCGGCATCTTGCGCCGCGCCCATGCGCGCCGCACCGCCGGCAAATCAAAATCCCGGATGTTGAATCCCGCAATCACCGTGTCCCCATCCACCTTCTTCTGGAACAGCGCCCACAGCATTCCCAGCATCGTTTGCTCGTCCGCAAACCCTTCCACCAACCCGCCTAGCCGCTGCATCGGCGCGTGCTCCCACATCGGATGCAAACACCGCAGCTCGTTCTCGCTCTTGATCCCCACCGCGATAATCGGCGAACACGGCAGTAGCGAAGCCTTCTCCTTGCACTTCTCAAACGCCTCCGCTTTGTGCGCCTTGATCTTCGCCGGATCCTTGTAATTCGACGGCGCCCGGTACGTCGTCTCGAACCACGCTTTCACTTCCTCGTCCGACGCATACGACGTCTCAATGTCCAGAATGATGTAGTCGTACGCCTCGCGAACCATCGGCGCGCCCCACCCCGGCGCCATTGCCGGTGCGGCCATAACTCACCACCCTCCCCGGTTGCCGCCCCAGCCTCCGCCGCCGCCGTTTCCGCGGAATCCGCCGCCGCCCCAGTTTTGTTTTGGCACGTACACGTCCAGCGGGAACCCTTGCCCCGCCAGCGTTGCCAGCGCCTGCATCAGCACTTGCGGATTGGCCAGCTCCCCGCCGAACTGCAGATACACCCGCAGCGATCCCCCATTCGGCGTCGGAATCTTGATGGGAATCAGCACCCTCTCCGGCGCAGGCGCACCCATCATCTGCGGCTGCTGGAATCCGAACGTTGCCACCGGCGCGGGCGCCGCTGCCGCCGACCATCCCGGAGGTGTTGCCGCTCCGCCTCCGTTCCCGTTCGCTGCTCCCGCCGCGATCATCGCCTTCGCTTCCGCCAATTGTTCTGGTGTTATCATTTCGCCGCCGCCTTTCTTCTCCGTCTCAAACAACATTCCTTGCTGCATCGCCTTCTACCTCAGTGGTTGGGAGTCGGCTTACAATGGTTGTGGCCATTCCCTTCCCGGTAAACGTCTCTGGCTCACTCCACCGCGACTCCCGCCCACCTCTATTCAGGTTGACCCCGCGTCAGCCCGAAACTCACGCGCCGAAAACTTGCGCCTTCGCTTCCAGCCGCATCCGCGCTTTCAACAGCGTTTCCGACAAATCCAAAATCTCGCGGATGTCGTCAATGTGCCGGTCCACCTGATCCGCGCCCAAATACGCTTCCTTCGACCAATTCAGCACCGCGATCCGCGCTTGCTTCAAATATGCCGCCGCTTCCGTCAACTTCGCGCCGGACACAATTCCCCTCGCCGCCAGCGCCGTCTCTCCATTCGTTCCCCCGGCCCGCGCTGTCCCTAGCCGCTCTCGCACCGCTGCCGTCCCCATTTGTCCCGCCATGTTTCCCCTCCCCTCACCAATTCCGCAAAAAGCCGTGCATCGCTTCCGTGAACCATTGCGCGAAATAACACAAAATCCCTACCCAGATCACCAGCCCCACCACACCCCACAGCAGCCCGTACACCCGCGAACTCCACAACTCCCGCTGCGCCAGGTTCTTCCTCCGCCGCTCCTCTTTATCCCGAGCTATCTCCTCGCTTGTGAGGGACGCCGCGCCTTCCCGGATCCATAGCGGACCCACAAAAATGTCCGGCTCCGTCGCTTCGGGCACATGTACAGTCCGCCCTGTCTGCTTGTTTTTCAGGTTCATCCTGTTTTCCCCCGTTCTCCGCAGACCTCGAACAAGTGCCAGAACTTTCCCCACGCGTGATAACTGCCCCGCGGAATCATGCTTACCTGCTCGCTGCCCATCGCGTTCGCCGCTTCCGCCCGCGTCGGCAACGGCTGATTCGTCAGCGCCACGAAAAAACGCCGCTGCTCGTACTCCCGCTCCCCAGTGTTTACCCACGCGAAAATCTTGATGCTCAGCAGCGTTGGGTCCTTCCCTACCCCAATAATCTCCGCGCCCTTCGGCATGCGAATTACCGACCCGACAAAATCCCCCTTCTCATTCTTTCCCCCAAAGCGGTCCTCAATCCGCACCGCCGGGCCAACCTTCGTCGGCAGCAGGTACTCCCAAACCGCCAGCACCGCCGTCTCCCCAGGAACGCCAATCTCCGTATTGGCGCTTTTCTTCGCCATCTCCGCCACGCTCTCCGGTTGTGTGCTCATAGCGAAATGCTCCCCGGCCGCACGATCTTCTCGATCGGAATCGCAAACGCCAAACTCAGCTCAAACACGAACGGCCGCACCAACTTGCCCATGTCAAAATCCGCAATGAACCGCGCCACTTCCGGAGGCAATGCCACCTCGTACGGCGTCCACTTGTAATCGAAAAACGCTTCCGCTCTCGACACCCGAAAACTTCCCTCCGGCGCGCGCAGCCGCACATCCACGCAGTCCATTCCCTCCAGGTCCGCAATGGCCAGCGCCACCGCGCACCGCTTCGGATTCCCGCACGTCCCCTTGTTGATGTGCTTGTCCGTCACTTCCACCCGCCAACTCCGCACCGGCAATTCCTTCACCTTCGGCCCCGTCATGGCATCACTCCGTTTCGTGCGCGTGTCCGCGCGGATCGTTCACCGGACGCCGGCAAATCGAGCACACTTCAATGTCCCCACTCTCCCGCATCCGCTCAATCAAGCTCACCGCGCGCCCGTACCCAATCCGCAATTTCCGCTGCAGCTCCGTAGCGCGAAATTGTCCACTCGCCCTCACGATCGCCACCGCCTCCGCGTAGTAACTGTCGTCCACCGGCACTTGCTGCAATTCCTGCCGCAGCTCCATCGTGCTTCCCGCGCGCCGCCGAGCTCGCGCATCCGCCTCGATCGTTTCCCGGTACTCCCTATCTCCACCGCTGCACGCGCTGCACATCGTTTCACTCCTGGCCAGCAGCCTTCGCCGCTTCCGCCGGCCGATACTCCATGCACGGACACACTGGGCTCGCGTCATCGTCCGGATCGTCGTCGTGAAAACACACCGCCGCCGACTTCGGCATCCCCGTGTTCTCGTGCTCGCTTTCCGCATGACCGCAGACACACATCCCCTCCGCCATTTCACCCCTCCTTTTTTCTTGATTCCGACTCGACTCCAGGACCTTTACCGCATCACTACCGCAAGACCTTTTTGTTCACCGTTGGACGAAATTGGACGCCATTAGACGAATTTGTTCCGGAACCCGCTTGCCCATCCTCCGCACCATGTGGTGTGCTCCCACGGCCATGCAGTCCCGCGCCACGTCCTGTATCCGCTGCCGACGCAACGTCGCCACCGCACGCACCGTCATGTCCAGCTCGCTGTCCACCCGGATCCATAGCTTTTGGTCCAACTTCATCAGCTCGCCTTCCTCATCGCCGCAAAATTGCTCGCCTTCCTCATCGCCGCAAAATTGCTCTGCACACTGTGCTTCCGTACCACCGCGTTCAAGTCCGTCTCCCGCACCAGCACGATCCCCCGCCGCGGATTGTCCGGCAGCACAAACCCCATCTCCACCAGCCACCGCCGCAGCGTCTTCCGATCCACCCCCACCATCGCCGCCGCCGCCGCCAGCGAATAATGCTTCTCCATCACGCCGCCACCGCCGGGTAATACCCGTGCCGATTCAGAAACGCTACAATCCGAGCCTCTGTAGTGGGATTCGGCTTCACTTTTTCCTGCTCGATCTTCCACAACCCAGACGGGCTCATCTTCAGCGCCTTGGCCATCTGCGTCAGCGACAGCTTCCTCTCTGCCCGGCACCGGAGAATCATTTTGGCCAGCTCTTCCTGTGGTGTGCTGTGCATACGGGGCACACTACGCCTGCAAAGAATACGTGTCAAGTCTTTTTTTGACTTTTTTTACTGGTGTACTATGCACTCTGTGGAAGATAAAAAAGTACCTCTCAGCCTCCGCGTCAGCCCGCAGCTCAAGGCCGAACTCCACCAGTTCGCCAAACGCGAAAAACGCCCCATCGGTAACCTCGCCGAACTCCTCCTCGAATGGGCTTTTGAACGCCTCACTGAAGCTGGCAGCACCATGAACTTGCTTGCCGCCTCCCCTGAAGACCTCGCCACTCCCCGCGGGCGCATTCGCAAAGAGCTCGCAGACGTGCTTTCAAAAAAAAAGTAGATGCCCCACCGGGAGAGCTTCGTGAAACGCTGCACATCGCACTCGACGTTATTTTCGACCGTGCACCCTCCACCGTCGTCGCCACGGTCGTTGAGTTTTTGAGCGAAAAGGCCGTTCGTTACAGCGGGGACGACTGAAACGTATGTGGTGGCAATTTGCTATCGGTTATGTGGTTGGCCGCATCGTCTATAGCGTCCTACGTCTGCTCGTTGAAAACTACATCGTGGATTTTTCGCGCGCCCGGCGATGATCACCCTCTACAAACGAGGGCGCGTCTTCTGGGCACAGTCCAACTTCCACGGCGTCCGCAAACAATGGTCCCTGCAAACGCGCGACCGCTCCGTCGCCGTGGAACTCCTCCGCCAGGCTCAGTTGGATGAACTCTCCGGAAAGGCTTACAAGCAGAAATCGTGGCAGGACTTCAAAGAAGAATTTCTATCGTGGATCGAACCGCAAGTCGCTCCCCACACCTACAAGGAATACGCCCGCGTCCTCAAACTGTTTTCCAATTTTCTAGCGAATCTTGGTATCGCTCAAGTGGGCAACTGCGTACCAGAGACGATCACCGCGTTTACGCACGAACGTTCGCGCAGCCAGCACAGAATAAACCGACGAGCGATGACGACTGGAGGCATTAAGTTTGAGTTGCGTATCCTCCACCGCGTTTTCGCGCATGCGCTGGAGCATGGGTACATCGCAAGGAACCCGGTCACGGCCAAAAATCTCGGCAGCACTTCCGGCAAGACGTTGCCATTCTCCCTCGACGAGATACGTACGATGCTCGAATGTCCGTACCTCAAAGTCAAACCTTACCTCAAGGCAATCATCCTGCTCTTTCTCCACACTGGCCTGCGCATCAGCGACGTGATCCATCTGCAACGCTCCTCGATCGCCAACGGAATCCTACACCTCAAAACCAAAAAGCGCGGCACCATCGTCCGACTCCCGCTCCATCCCGACGTCCTGGCGGCCATTAAAGAATTAAAAATGACAAAATCCCCCTACGTGTTCACCACCGCCGCCGGCCGGCCCATCGTCTCGCTCGACAAGCATCTCCGCCGCCTCTGGAAAGCTTGCGGGATCTCCGGCGGCCACGCGCACCGCTTCCGCGATACCTTCGCCGTCAATCTCCTCGAGCACGGCGCAACCCTCTACGACGTCGCCAAGCTTCTCGGCATCTCCCACCAAACCGCCGAACGCCACTACACCCCTTACGTGAAAGAACTCCAGGAACGCGGCGCCCGCCTGATCCATTCCCTAGACTACAAAGTCAAACATGCTTGACATGTGTAGCGGGATTGTCACACAGGATGGGCAAGAGTGCCCCCGAACGCCCGAAATTCCCCACCGGCGGATGTCAAACATATTTGACATTTCGCCGCGTAAAGCGCGCATTTCCGCTGTAGTAAAGGGAAAAACATGGAGCCGAGGGCGAGAGTTGAACTCGCGACCTGCCGATTACGAAGAGGCCGCTCTGATTGGAAGGAATGGATTTATTGCGGGAGTGTAGCGGAGTT